ATGGCAACATTTAAAGCGTGTGTTCAAAAAGAACGCAAGGATGGATTTTATCCGGTTTATATCAGAGTTACCCACCATAGGGGGACACAATTCATGAAGACCGACAAGATGGTCACGAAGAAAGAACTTTCCAGAGCGAAAGAAATCGAAGACCCCTACGTGCTTCAGTATTGTGCCGGGCGGATAGTGGAATATAACGAGCGGCTCAACAAAAAAGACATTGAACATTGGACGGTCAAGGAAGTGGTGGATTTTCTTACGAACGGCAATGACGATATTTGTTTTTCGGATTATGCGAGAGTGCATATCGACAGAATGATTGACCGTGGGCAGGAAAGGAATGCCAAGAACTACAAGCTTGCCCTACAACATCTGGAACGGTTCATCGGAACCAACCAAGTGATGTTCGCTCAGTTGACCTCTACGCAGGTGAACAAATGGATAAAGTCGCTTGAACAGACACATAGGGCAAAGGAAATGTATCCAATCTGTATGCGTCAGGTATTTAAAGCCGCCATGTTGGAGTACAACGATTACGATAACGGTATAATCCGTATCAAAGTCAACCCATGGGTGAAAGTGGAAATACCAACGGCTGATCGTGCGGAGAAGCTTGCCATTACCCCCGAAGCATGTCGGGAGTTCTTTTCATTCCCTCTGCCGGAAAGTAAGATGAAATATCCACAGACGGAGTTCGGGCGTGATGTTGCTATGATGGTGCTTTGCCTTGCAGGAATCAACACGATTGACCTGTACAATCTAAGAAAGCAGGATTACCGGAACGGAATTATCCATTACCAACGGGCCAAAACGAAGAAGTTCCGTGCGGATGGTGCGTATATGGAAATGCGGGTGCCAGCAATCATCCAGCCGCTATTTGAAAAGTACATGAACACGGCAAAAGATGATGAGCGTTTGTTCAATTTCTATCAGCGCATGACTACATCGGACAGTTTTTGCGCCAATGTCAACAGTGGGATAAGGCAATTATGCAAGGCTATGGGAATGCCAAAGGAAGAGTGGTATTCGGCTTACACGTTCCGGCATACATGGGGAACAGTAGCTCAGAATGATGTACGTGCCTCTATCTCGGAAGTGGCGTTTGGCATGAACCATAGCAATGGACACAACGTAACACGAGGGTATATCAAGATTGACTTCTCCCCTGCTTGGGAACTGAACGAGAAAGTAATTGATTTCATTTTCTTCTCCGGTAAGGCTTCTGTACGTGAGCAGAAACAGGAGGATGTGCATTTCCGCTTGTCATACCGCTATATGGTGAATGCGGCTGCATACCACAACGGGCAAAAGGTGGCGGAACTGACCGATGTAGGCTTCAACAATGTGGACGAGGTGATTGCCCGGCTCGTAACAATGCTGCCGGACGATATTCCGAACCGCTCGATGGTGATGTTCAAAATCGTCAACCTCGACAAAGACCAGACGGTGGTGTATCAGCGGCAGAAAGGGAAAGGGTTTTAATCAAAGCAACGGCAATATGGAACTGAAAGAGTTTATCAACAAGGCGCTAACGCAGATTGCAGAGGGCGTACAGGAAGCAATAGACAATTCGGAAGGCAAAGGATATTTGGTAAGTCCCACTGTTAGTGGAATCGGCAAAAGTTGTAATGTCCATTTCGATATTGCGGTGGAAAGCGAAGCTGAGGGTAAGGCAGGTATCAAAGTGGTTGGAGGATGTATATCGAAACGGAGTACCAACCGTATCTCGTTTGATGTGACGATGACGCTGCCTACACCCTCCGCCAAAATCAAGAAAGAAAATGCTAAACGTCCGGTTTATGCCGATGAGCAAACAAATCGGCATACTCAATAGCAGTGAGCCATTTGAAAGCCTCTGCGGCATTTTGACCGGCTGCATCACCATCAATTTTTATTTTGGCATAGAACCAAAACAGTTTGCGGTAAAGACGGCGGTATCGCCAATTCTGATAGCGGCGCATCGCTTCTTTGAAAATCTTTTTCATATCATCTGGATTTGTTTTCCGGCAAAGGTAACGGGTGGGAGTTTTCCTGCCCGTTTATCTTTTTACAACCGAAGCCTGCAAGGAAGTTTTCTCTTTGTAGGCTTTCTTTTTTATTCAATTTTTATTCTTGCCCTAAAATCGAAAATTTCTTCACGTGCGCACGCACGCGCGGTAGATGTAGTAGTAGATATATATATTTATTTTATGGTATATCTTCCGAAGAAATGGGGTATAATTGTACATTTATTGCTATTTCTTCCGAAGAAATGCCCTTTTCTTCCGAAGAAATGTACATTTATGGCTGTTTCCTCCGAAGAAATACCCCTTTTCTGTACATTTATGGTTATTTCTTCTGAAGAAATAAATGTAATATCTTCTGAAATTATGTCAAAAAATAGCTCATTTCAGCCATTTCAGAAGATTTTTGAGGTGCTTTTGAGCTGATTTTCGCATAAAAAATTCAATCTGTACAAGAATGTACATTTATGCGTGTTTTTTCCGAAGAAATACCCCTTTCCTGTACAATTAAGGCAATATCTTCCGAAGAAATCCGAAGAAATGGGGTATAATTGTACATTTATTGCTATTTCTTCCGAAGAAATACCCTTTTCTTCCGAAGAAATTTTACGGTCCGGACATGAAAAAAGCGACATTCTCTCGAACATCGCTTCAAAGCAAATCAGTAAAATCATCCCCTTTTCGGGTTGGGGTTCCCTTGGCATGAAGACAATCTAAAGTAGAGGGTAATAGATTATTCTTCCTCGTCTTCTTCTCCGGCAAGTTTGACAAGCTTGTCCTCAATGGTGAGTTTGACCTCGCCATCGTCTATGCTGATATTCTTAGGCATGATGATTTTAATGAACTCTGTCGACACTTTCACCCTGTCTTTGGGGTCAAGTTCCATGAAGTCCTGCATTATTAGTGGCGTCACATCTCCTTCGGGTATAGTGTTGTGCGCTTCAAGCCATTTCTCAATCATCCCTTTTGCCAGTGCCGTTATTTTGTTGGGCGTACCTTTTTGCCGCCCTCCGGTCTTTTTTCCTATTGCCATAATGATTTGTATGTAAAAAGATAAAATGATGATGCGAAGATAACGGCTTACTTTCGCACGCAAGGTATAACTTTTAATAATCAAATAAAGTCTTATGGGTTTAATAGGAAGTGCCATAGGTGCTGCAGGCAGCATTTTCGGTGGGATCAAGGCATCCAAGGCCATGAAGAAAGCAAAACGTAATGTTGAGGCTCAACGGCAAAAGAATCAGGACTGGTACGACAGGCGGTACAACGAGGATGCCACTCAGCGGGCTGATGCACAACGCATCCTTACGCAAACTGAAGAGAGTATAAAACAACGTAACAAAGCCGCTGCCGGTAGTGCAGCCGTCATGGGCGGTACTGATGAAAGTGTGGCAGCGGCCAAAGAAGCGAACAACAAGGCTCTTGCCGATGCAACATCACAGATTGCCGCTGATGCAGAAGCACGTAAGGACAATATCGAAGCCACTTATATGCAAAACGACAATGCTTTAGTGGAACAGCTTAACGCCATTGAGCAAGGCAAGGCCAATGCCATATCGGGAGCTGTACAAGGAGTAACTAACGCGGTAAGTCAAATGCCTTTCTAAACTATTTCAATATGGCAACAATGGATGATATTTTAGGAAACGGAGGTGGTACGCCTCCGCCCAAAGGCTCTAAGGAATGGCACGAACAGCAGCAAGACGCTCCTTCCGTATCATCCCCGGCAAAGGGTACACAGAAATGGACGGAACAACAAGCAGCTGCGGCTCCTGCCGTTACCGGCTCCCAATCTGAAACGGTCGCTGCACCTCCGGCCAAACAAGCCGATGTGAACGGTGGCAGTCTCTCATACGCTGAATTGTACAAAAAACTCAATCCCTATAAACCGCCAACGGACGAGGAACTTGCTAAAGAAAAGAAGAAGCAGAAACGTGAACAGATATTCGCAGCCATTGGTGATGGTATATCGGCACTCTCGAACTTGTTCTTCACCACGCAGTACGCTCCAAATATGTATACCGGTAAGAATACCATGTCAGAACGTACCAAAGTGAGATATGACAAGCTGATGAAAGAACGTGAAGGCAAGGAGAAAGAATATTATGAGGGGCTGATGAGGGCAAGAATCGCTGATGAAGAAAGGGATGACCGTGAACGTAAGTGGCAAAGGCAGCTTGGTCTTGACGATTATAACCGCATACGGAACGATGCCAAAGAGGAACGCGACAGGCAGATGTTTGAATTGAATCTCCAACTGCAAGGCAATAAAATATCCGCATCCGAAGCTGAAGCCAAACGCAAAGGAATTGAAGCAAAATATGCAGAAGAACTTGAAAAGGCAAGGCTTGAAACCGAAAAGGCTAAAGCTGGTGCTTCAAAGGCTTCCGCTTCCGCATCCAATGCCAGAGCAGAATATTACAACCGAGGTGGTGGCAGTGGAAAGGCCGGAGAATATCCGTGGTATGACAGCGATGGTAACAAGCATTTTGCACACTCGTATGAAGCCATGCGTCAGAACGCCATAGACAATGGAACATGGAACGAAGAAACTCAGGCTTCGACCACCGAGGTCAAAAGTGGAAGAGGGAAAACCGTCAAGACATCTGAAACGACAAAGCCCGGTAAAGGACATTCTTCTAAGCCACAGAAAAAAAGTCCAACGGCCGATAATAAAAAGAAAAGTCCAACATCATAAATAAAATACTATGCCTGAAGAAAAGGATAAGATAAAAAAACTGTATGATACGTTTGTTTCTGATGGTTACGACATGGAGAGCGAAGAAGATTTTCGCAAGAACCTGTTAGATTCAACCAAACGTAAAGCGGCTTACGACGCTCTTGTAAAAGATGGTTATGATATGGAGCCGTTTGAAGAATTTGAAAGCAATATAGGGTTTGGAAAGGAACGAACCTCATCGCAACAATCGGGAAACAGTGCTTCCGGAACGGTTGAAGAACCCATTTCACCTGCTAATGAACAGACATGGCAACCTACAGAAAAGGAGAAAGTAGCGATGTTGACCGAAACCGACCGTATTATGAACGATGTGAAATCCCATACACAAACATTCAACGAACGCATAGACAATATGCAGGAATATGGGATAAATCCCGGCTTGCAGACCAAAGAGGGAAAGATGATATTCAATCCTGAAAGTGGGAAGTTGGAGAAAACGTTCCTCACTCCTGCCGGAAATCGTTATTACAGCAAGTCATTGGCTGACATGGAAAGCTTTCAGTACCGCCAAGCTGCCGATATGTCCATAGGCGGACAGTTGCGCAAGGCAAACCTCCGGTTGCAGGAGTTGAAAGCCAAGCAAGAGGAAAGAGCATCAGAAGTACACAAGGAATGGGCAGAAGAGACAGAAAACAACAAAGCCCCTCTCGCTGCCATACTGGGAGCTGCCACTTATACGCCCCGCCAACAATCTGACAAGGAAAACCGTGCGTTATCCGTAGCCATTCGTGAAACAGAGGAACTGATTAAGAACCTTGAAGAACAGAAAGACCGTGAAAACGGTGTAGATGTAGGTTTTTGGCGTGGTTTCGGTCGCACTATGGGTGATGTGCGCACGTGGGATTTCGGTATGGGTGATATGCGTGACGCATTTACGATGATGAATGCCGATGAACTGAAAAAAGAAAATGCCACAGAGGGTGAACGTGAAGCGCATGATGCAATGATGGGCGCAATCCATGAGAAGCAACAAGCAGAGGAAAGATACAGCGGAAATGCAGATTTTTGGAACAGAGCAGGTGTAATGACAGGCTATATGCCGTCCTTCATGCTGGATTTCGTATTGACAGGTGGAGGATTTAACGGATTGTCCTCTTTCTCCAAAGGAAGTACCAGACTTGCAACAAAGGTTATAAGCAAAGAAACGGCTGAAAAAATGGCTCAGCAGGGTTTCAAGTCCTATATCAAAGAAAATGGAGCCAAAGGTTTGGGACGGTATGCAACCGACTGGACCATCAAAGCACTCGGTACAACTGCAGATGATTTGCTTGTACGCGCTCCACTTATGGCCAATACAGTACAGGCAGGGAAAACTACTGCTGACATTATTGACCGTAAACTGGGTGATGTGGTTGTTGATGAGAACGGCAACTATGATTTTTCCAACGACAAGACTTGGGGGGATGCCATTTGGCAAAGTGAAGCCAATGCCATCATTGAGAATTATTCGGAAATGTTCGGTGCACATCTTGATCCGGTCTTTACTCTTGGGAATATGAGCAAACTCGCCAAAGTTGTAGGTGCAAAACGTATCGGTACAGTGCTTTCAAAGGCTGACGCAAGTGCGTTGAACGGTATCATGGGACAAACTCATCAGATGTTCAACAAAATGGGTATGAGTGATTATGTCGGTGAGGTTTCGGAAGAATACTATGGACAACTGTGGCGCACCATGCTCAATCTTGATGATGCCTATCAACAGAATCCGGACGGTACACGTACCAATTTGTTTGCCAGTGGCCAATTTCATGGTGACATTTGGGGAGGCATGGCACTCTCTATGGGATTGATGGGCGCAGGAAAACATACTTTGTCTGCTGCAAATTATACTTCCATGAAGCATGGTGTAAATAAAGCGGACGCAAAAGTGAATGAATTACTCGGCAAAGAGGTATGGGAGCCATTAAAGGAGACGCTTGACCTTACTACCAATGAGAATATCGGTGAAGTTGCGGAACTTATTGCCGGTGATAAAGATTTTACCATCAATGAGAAAGCTGCCGTTCTGGATTATATGGAACGCTCGTTGAATTTGCGAGGATTTAACCTTGCTTCTATGGCTCAATCACGTGGCGGCAACCGAAACGAAAGTGTACAACAAGCAAATGACAGTTATCTCGACGGGTATAATATCATTTCTTCGCAGGAGATGAACGATGCAAAGAACATGTATGAGTATCAGCGTGCAAGGGTTGCAGACCTCGTGGATGAGAGCATGTTTGCAATGATTGAAGAAAATCCGATTGCCGCATTAGAGTTTGTGAATGGCAACGAACAATGGAATGATGAAGATAAGGTTTCCGTAATCGATTATATTAATGCCAAGCAGGTGTATAACGGCATGATACAACGTGTACGTGATGATATAGACGGTCGTATCGAGCAGAGCAACTCAATGATAGATGCACGTGTGAACCGTAATACCGGCATGATACAGGGGGCAACGATGAAGCAGGATGAGCGGAAGGTGTATGTAATCAGTGGCAAGCTTGTACCATATGACGATGGTAGCGGTGTGAGCGTAACTGATTCGGACAACAGCATCATCATTCGCGATTCGGAAACCGGCGCACTTGAACAAGTATCACCTGATGCAGTATTGTCTCTTGATGAATCGCAAGACCCTAACGAGCAAAAAGAATTGGCAGAACAAGCCATTGTGGAGCAGTTCGCACGTGAAGCGGCTGATAAGATAGACGGTAAGGTTACATTCAATCCGGGTGATGCCTATACTATTACCGGACAGGATGGTTCACAGATGCAAGTACAGATTATAGCCAACGAGGACGGTATTGTGGATAATGGGGACGGCACAGTTAACGTTTCGGACGGCGTGAACATCTTCCCGTTGGCAAAAGAAACCATACAGCAACAGGCTGATGCGGCAAATTTGGCACGTGTGGCGCAGTTCGAGCAGCAGAGAACCATTGAGAATGCCGAACGGAAACAGGAGATGCAAGAGGCTGAAAGACCACAATACGCCCTCAATGACATTGTTTCGCTTACCGATGAGAACGGCGTTACCGTCCGTGGCAATATCACAGCAGATGCTGATGCGGACGGCAAGTATGAGGTATTTACCGAAGCCCCTATCAACGGCAAGCGTGTGAACCTGTTTACCCGTGATGAACTTGACAATATGTTGTTGGAGCATAACGGAGTAGCGTTTGAACGCCCTGTCGAGAATGAGAGCAACAATGGTGCGGAAAATATTCCCGAAAATGATAACAATGCCCCTCAAAATATTCCTGCCATGCAGAGAATACCAAAGGATGAGCAGGGAAATCCACTATATGAGCAGGCCGACAGCGACACAGCTTGGGATGCCATTGTGGAGCAGACTGAGGGTGATGAGGATATGGCACAGACCGTAGTCGATGGAATGGTTGCCGACAAGGAAGAAGCCTTGAAGAAGTTGGAGAAAGCCAAATCGAAAGGTGGCAACTCCATTGCCGAAAAGATTGCTTCCGAGAAAGAACGCAAAGCGGCGATTGATGCAGCCAAACAGGAATTGCTCGTTTGGCAGAAGATAGCCGGTACCGCCAAACGCAGAAAAATGGAAGCGGATGATGAACGCAGACGTATTGCCGATGAAGCAGCCGCATTGCGAAAGGCAGAAGAAGAAAAGTTACGTGCCGAACGTGAGGAAGCGGAACGCATCGAGCGTGAAGCCCTGAACGGAGTGCCGGACATGGTGGACGACAAGCCGCAGGATGCACGGGCAAGAGGTTACAGACGCATGAACGGTCATAAGATAGACAGACAAGAGCCTGTACAGGCATTGCAGGGAAAGGAGGTATCCGTAAAATTCAGTGATGATGCCATTGTAGGTGGTCGTGTAGCCGTGATTGATGTAAACTTGTTGCAACCGAGCCATATTCAAGGCGTGCGCAACCCTCTGCACTTTATTGACGAAGCGCAGCCAAAAGAACGGAATGACGAGGCAAGTGTATTGTCTGCACGAAAGATTGCCGGAAACATACGCCCCGAAGAAATCACATCTTCTGTTACCGCCTATACAGGCGCACCTACCGTGAACGCACGGGGCGAAGCCATACAGGGCAATAACCGAAGTGACGCACTTCGTATCATGTGGGAGAACCATCCGGAACAGGCGGCTCTTTACAAGCAGTATCTGAAAGACCATGCGGAAGAATTTGGATTACAAGCAGAAGACATTGAGGCTATGGAGCATCCTGTCCTTGTGAACATGGTTGATGTGGACGATGCAGAGGCTATCCGTCTTGGCCAGTATGTGGCACAGGACACAGAAAGTGGAGGTGTTGAACGCATCAAACCTAAAAACGCCTTGCAGCGCATGGGAGCCGAAATGCGTTCGTTTGCCAACTTGCTGCTTAGGACTTCGGATGATGAAATGTCATTTGCCGGACTTGTGGATTCCAATGGTGCTAATGTTTTGAAATGGATGAGCCAAAGAGGTTTCATTACTCCCACACAATACAAGAGTGCGTTTGACAGCAAGGGTAACTTGACTCCCGAATCCAAGAATGATTTGCGTGGTATCATGTATCAAAGCATATTCAAGGACGGTAGTACACGGTTGGAGGAAATGTTCAACGTATTACCGGTAAAAGCACAAAAAGCTATTCTTGCCACTGCTTTTCGTGATTATGATAGTCCGAACAGTGAACGAATGGTAGATGAGATACAGAATTCCGTTCGTGCTTACTATGCTTTGTCCCAAGATAAAATGTTTGCAGAGGCAAAGAACTTCAAGGAAGCACGTACTGCCGTAGAAAGTTGGAAACGCCAGTATCAAATGGATGATGTCACTGGGGAAAGTTATCTCCCTGCTGATAATTTCAGTAACTTTGTCCTGCATTTGGCCGCAATGTATAAAGGTGAAAGCCAAAGCTTCATTCAAAATACATTCGGCAAGATTTATGACCTTATACAAGGTACACAGGAAGAAACTCTGTTCGAACAACCGGACAATACCCCTCGGACGCTCGTACAGGCTATTAAAGAAACATTTAATTTAGATTACAATGGACAACAACGAAGCAATGTATTGGTTGGCGATACTGCAACAAGCCAACGAGGGCAGCAAGGAAGCAATGGAACTCTTGCGCCAAGAGAACGAGTTGAGAACAGAAATGGGACAACTGATGATACAGGAAGAACTGAAAGCATTGGTGGACAAAGCGAAATAGAATCTTCTTTATCACAAGAAGAAATGCTGTTTTCTGATGATACTGACAATCAACTTAGTGCAAAAATAGCAAGACGTATTGAAGTTCAAGAAGATGATTGGATTGAAAGCGGAAAGTATGGCGATACTTATAAACAGACAATTATTGTTGATGGTACTCATAAAGTTATAAAAGTTGATGCACCTGATACGAAAGGTAATTATATAGGTAGCGCTTATGAGTATGACGGTCAAACATTCGGAGATTTATTGGATGTTCTTAATTATATTGATGCATCTTTGTCTTTAGCCAATGCTGTTGCAGTGGCAGAGAAAGAAACCGATACTACTCCTACGGAGAAACAGAAAGAAGCAGGCAATTATAAGAAAGGTCATGTGCAGGTTGGTACATTCAATATCACCATTGAGAACCCGAAAGGATCCGTTCGTAGTGGAATAGACACAGAGGGCAACAAGTGGGAAACGATCATGCAGAACACCTACGGCTATATTCGTGGCACGGAGGGCGTGGATGGAGACCACATAGACGTGTTCCTCTCTGACGATATTGACGGGTGGAACGGACGCAGGGTGTTCGTGGTGGACCAGTATAATGAGGATGGCAGCTTTGATGAGCATAAGGTAATGCTTGGTTTCAATGAGACTGACGATGCCGAGGCAGCTTACTTCGCGAATTATGACAGCGACTGGGCAAATAATCACAAGACAGTGGTAACTGCCGTAAACTTGGAGGATTTCAAGAAGTGGATAGATAGTAGCCACCGTAAGACTAAAGCGTTTGCTGAATACAAATCAGTCAAAAGTGTTGAGGAACAGAGTTCAAGTACACAAGTCGACAGACTTTCTGAAATCAAATCACGCATTGAAGAACTGCACAAGGAACAAGAAGCCGCACATGGTCAGAGTGATATATTTGAGGAAGCCCGCATTATTTCCGAAATAAACGACCTCTTTACTGAACAGCGGAAATTGGAACAAAACAATTCCAATGAAGAAACGACAACACCGACTGATGCTGCATACACCATTACTCAGGCACAATATACCACCAAAAGGGGTAAGGTGTTGGATATGCACCTTGTGAAGTTCAATAATAAATTAAGAGATACTGTTCGGAAGCACACCACAATGTTTGCCAAACAACTGAAAGGCTGGTGGGACAAGGAAAAGCAAGGCTTCATGATGCGGAGCAAGGAAGATGCTGAACGCTTGGCAGAATATGCAACCGATGCACAATCACAACCACCTTTGTCTTTGTCTGATTTGTCAGAAGTAAATGACGGCAATGTGCAGTTTTCAGAACCTCAACAACAGAAAGCCACGAAGCAGGAGGAAAAGCAGGAATATACTCCTATATGGCAATACTCTGTTTTTGTTGATAAAGAAACAGGGGAAACTACATTAAGTCGTGATGATGTGAGCGGTCCCATACCTATTGGTGATGCACGTTTTCGTCAGACAACCAACAGCCCAGAGGAAATGTTAGACATTCTTCGCAATCCTCAGAACGGTATGCAAGAAGTTTTGGATGCAGTTGGCATTTCGCTCGAAAATAAAATTAAGACCCGAGAACTTGATCGCAAGGCAAAGGATGAAATTCGTGACAAAAGGACAGATTTCGTTGTTGACAAGGAAATGGATAACAGATATTCTGTTCGTACTTTGATGAAGATGATTGATGCGGAAAAACAGGCTGTGATGGATTTAGGAGAGAAGCGTGGTGGAGACGTTTATCATGAAGGAAATATTATTTTCCTGACTAAAGATAGTGCAGATAAGTTTGCTAATGAAGTCCGAACTCTTATCAACGATATGCGGAGTGAGCAACAACAAGACAATTCGCAGAAAAAGACTGAAGCGAGTGGTAACCGTCTTGTTACTGATGAGCGTTATGCAGAACTTCGTGAGCGTATGCGTAAGAAGTTGCTCGGTCAAATGAATATAGGTATAGACCCTGAGATTCTTGCCATTGGAACAGAGATGGCTGTTTACCATTTGGAGAAAGGTTCACGTAAGTTTGCCGAGTATGCAACGGCCATGATTGCAGACTTGGGCGATGCCATACGCCCTTACCTTAAAGCATTTTACAATGGTGCGAGAGATTTGCCGGAGGTGGCAGAGAACGGACTGGATGCAGACATGACTCCATACGATGAGGTACAACAATTCGATGTGGCGAATTTCGATAAGAAAAGTATTGATGCGCTTGCTACCGCCGAAACCGTAACAAGAGAGACCGAGGTGGAGCAAGAGGCAGAGATTGCACAGGAACGCATCAAAAAAAGTCGCCCTGCACGTAAGAAGAATGAGAAAAAAGCAGTAAATTCACAGCAGTCAAATGAACTGGGCTTGTTTGACGATCTGATTGATAACAATAAAAACAACGAACATGGATTACAGAGAACTGATGCAGAACGCTCCGAAGGATTGTCAGCCAACGGTAATCGACACGGACAAGGATTATCAAGAGGCACTGAAACAGGTAGCGAAAGCGAACAACAAGCAGGTAGAGGAACTGACAACGAAGGAGAAAGAACAAGCGATGCAGTCAATAGGATTGTGCGACCTCGACTTTCAGATGCCATAACTGAGAAGAAGAATACCCATAACAACCATTCGGAACGTGGTAAAGACCACGCTCCGACATCAGTAGATGCCCGTATCGAAGCCAATATCAAGGCTATCGAACTGGCAAAACAGTTGCTTGAAAGCGGCGAACGGGCTACAGAAAAACAGATGCAGACTCTTCGCAAGTTCAGTGGCTGGGGTGGCTTGGGCAAGGCTTTCAACGAAGGTACATCGTATGCTCCTAATCCCATTGCAAAGAAGCTCCGTGAGTTGCTTGGTGAAAAGGCATATCAAGAGGCCGTAATGAGTGCAAATAGTGCCTATTACACTCCGGCATACGTTGTGGATACGCTTTGGGACATTGCCGAACAAATGGGCTTCAATGGTGGAAACATTCTTGAAGGTTCTGCCGGTATCGGCAATATCTTGGGACAGATGCCTACAAACATCAGTGAGCGTAGTGACATCCATGCCATAGAGATTGACGGAACTTCGGGAGGCATCCTCTCGCTCCTCTATCCTGATGCCAAAGTGGAAATACAGGGCTTCGAGCAGACACGCATACCGAATGGCAGCGTGGATTTGGCTATTACCAATGTTCCGTTCGTTACAGGACTCCGTGTGAACGATACCACCGGCGATAAAGACCTGTCGAAGAAATTCCACAACATACATGATTTCTGTATAGCAAAGAATGTGCGCAAACTGCGTGAGGGCGGTTTGGGTATCTTCATCACATCCAACGGCACGCTTGACAACAGCAAGAAGCTCCGTGATTGGATTGTGAACGAGGGAGGTGCAGATTTCGTGGGTGCTTTCCGTATGCACAACAAGACTTTCGGAGGCGCCGGGGTAACCTCCGACATCGTTGTTATCCGCAAGCGTGTGAACGGGCAGAAGTCAGTCCACGCCATTGATGTAAGCGATGTGAGCGGAGAGCGCATGGCAGAATATGACACCGGGGAAACACGCAAGGTCAAAGGCAAGGAAACGCCGGTCATCAAACAGCTTTCGATGGACTACAACCGCTATTTCATTGAACACCCTGAAAACATGGCAGGTGAAATGCATTTTGCATTTGAGAAAGGTGACACTTTCCGCCCGACAAGCAAAGGCTTATACCCTAAACAGGATAAGAAGCAGGAAGAAATGTTGGCTGAATTTGTCCGTTCGTTCCGTGCGGAGGAATTTGGTGAGCGTAACACAGAAGTTATCACTGATGTAATGCCAGGCAAGAAGATTGGCGAAGTGTTTGTTAAAGACGGAAAGCTGTACATCAACTCGACAGCAAGCGCACAACCCCTCGAAGTAAATGCTAATAAGGTAAAGGGGCATACGAAAGTGGAATGTTTCGAGGCGTACACCGCTATCAAGAAAGCCCTTGCAGAAGTCCTTTCCTATCAGACCGAGAATGAAAGCGATGAGGGGCTGAAACCCTTGCTTGACAAACTCAACAAGGCATACGATGATTTTGTCAGCACATACGGACACTTCAACAAGAACACCGCCATTGCGTTTCTCCGCAATGATGTGGACTATGCCAATGTATTCGCTCTTGAAAAGTTTGAGGAAACGGCAGATGAAAAAGGAAACCGGATACAGAAATTTGAAAAGACCGATGTATTCAGCAAACGTGTCGTTGAAAAAGATAAAGAACCCACCCCGGCCAATGTCAAGGACGGTATCATTGCAAGTATCTTCAAATTCGGTCGTGTGGACATACCATATATCGCCGAACAACTTGGCACAGGCATCGAAGATGTGAAGAAAGAAATCATCGAGAGCGGCTACGGTTTCGAGGACCCAGTAAGCCGACAGATGGAAGCATCGTATCAGTATTTGAGTGGAAATATCCGTGAAAAACTGCGTCAGGCAGAGGAAAACAACGAGAATGGGGAATTTGACCGCAACATCAAGGCATTGCAGGAAGTCATGCCAATGGAAATCCCCGCACATCTGATAGACTTTACCCTCGGCAGTTCTTGGATTGACCCGAAATTGTATGAAGATTTCGTAAAGGAACGAACGGAGGTAAATGTCCGGTTTACAGCAGTAGGCGGTACTTGGTTTATGAAAGAACCATACTTTACCAACTACGAAAAGAACCGTGCCATGGGCGTGACCAGTGAAATGCTCGGCAGAACCATTATGGGGCACACTCTCATAGAAGCTGCCATTCAGAACAGAAGCATTACAGTTTCCACCACCAAGAAACATTATGACGGCACAACAGAAACAATAACCGACAAGGAGGCTACACAAGCTTGTGCTGCCAAGATTGATGAAATCCGTCAGGACTTCAAGGACTGGGCAAGGCAGAAGATGCAGAGCGACCCGGAAATGTCGGAACGTATGGAACGTATCTATAACGATATGTTCAACAACTTTGTGCCTATGAGCATACCGGACGAGTTTGTGCCGGAGTATTTTGGAGGTGCTTCACATAAATTCAAGATGCGTCCTCATCAAGGCAGAGCCATCGTGAGAGGCACACAGCAACCGTTGTTGCTTGCCCATGAGGTAGGAACAGGAAAAACCTTTACCCTTATTTCCACAGCAATGGAAATGCGCCGTTTAGGTACTGCCCGCAAACCGATGATTGTTATACAGAATGCCACGGTAGGTCAATTTGTTGCAAGTGCAAAGGAACTGTACCCGAATGCCAAGATACTGACACTCGAAGAGGCAGACCGTAGCGCAGATGGTAGAAAGAACTTCTATGCCAAGATACGCTACAACGACTGGGACATGATTGTCGTTCCGCAATCAACCTTTGAATTTATTCCCGACAGCGAGGAAAGGGAAATGGCTTTCGTGCAGGACAAGATTGAGGAGAAGATGCTCATTCTTGAACAGATGAAAGAGGAAGACCCGGACGGAAAGAACATGATTACCCGGCAAGCCGAACGTGAAATCGAATTGTTGGAGGAACAGCTTGCCGGACTTGCAGACAATGCTTCAAAGAAACGCACCGCCAACGATGAGAAAAAACGTGCCGTAGCCTTGCAGAATGCAGAAGTCAAGGCAATGGAAATGCTTGACCGCCGTACTGACGATGTGGAGAACTTTGACGACATGGGCATTGATGCCCTGCTTGTGGATGAAGCCCACGAATACAAGCACCTTGGATTTGCCACTGCCATGCAGCGTGGAGTGAAAGGTGTGGACCCGTCATACAGCAAAAAATCACAAGGCGTATTCTTGAAAACACAGGCTGTTTTAGAAAAGAACAACGGACGAAACGTAATCTTTGCCACAGGTACGCCTATCAGCAATACCGCTGCAGAGATTTGGACGTTCATGCGCTATCTCATGCCTGCCGATACAATGAAAGAATACGGTATCTATTACTTTGATGACTTTGTACGCAACTTCGGTAACATTCAGCAAATGTTGGAATTCACCACAAGCGGAAAGTTCAAGGAGAACAATCGCTTTGCCGGATACGTGAACCTGCCCGAACTGGTGCGTATATGGTCTGGAGTGTCCGATACTGTCCTTACCAAAGAAGCCGGTGGCGTAAAGGACAAAATACCTGAAATGGAGGGAGGAAAGGCACAAGACCTCTATCTGCCACAGACACGTGCATTGCGTAGTATCATGAAGTTCGTAAAGAGCGAACTTGAACATTATGAGCAGATGAGCGGCAAAGAGAAGAAAGAGAACAGTCATATTCCGCTCACGATGTATGGTATTGCCAAAGCTGCTGCCGTGGATGCCCGATTGGTGCAGTCAGATGCAGAGGACGACCAAAACAGCAAGACCAATGAAGCCGTGCGCCAAACTTTGCGCTCACTGAAAGAAACAGCCGACTACAAAGGTACGGTTGCCATTTTTGCCGACAATTATCAAAATAAGCAGAGCGGATTCAATCTTTATGATGACATCAGAAATAAACTGATTGCAGAGGGTGTTCCTGCTGATGAGATTGTAGTAATGAGGTCGGGAATGACCGTCAAGAAGAAACTTGAAATCTTTGAAAAGGTAAATCGTGGTGAAGTTCGCGTGATTCTCGGTTCTACCTTTACGCTCGGTACGGGCGTGAACATTCAGGAACGACTGCACACGCTGATACATTTGGATGCACCCAACCGTCCTATGGACTATACCCAGCGCAACGGACGCATTTTGCGACAGGGAAATTTGCATAAGGACATGAACAAGCCTGTACGCATCTTGCGTTTCGGAGTTGAGGACAGTTTGGATGTTACCGCCTACCAACGATTGAAAACAAAGGGAGCGATTGCCGACAGTATCATGAACGGCAAGCAGATGATGAACAACAGCATGACCAACCGTGTGCTTGAAGAGGAAGAAGATGTGTTTGGCGATACCGTTGCGCAGCTCTCCGGCAGTGAGTATGCCATGCTGAAAAACAATGCGGAAAAGAACGTGCGTAAATATGCAAGCCGCAAAAAGCAATGGGAAACAGACCAAACCTATATCCATAATGCCAAGCCAAGACTGAAAGCCTTTATCAAGGATGCGGAAAAGCGCATTGAGGACAACGGCAGGTGCTTGGAGGCTGTACGCTCGTCATTCCCCGATGGACAATTCAAGGAGATTGTAACCGGGAAACATCGCTTTACTTCTGTTGATACAATGGATGATTTTTTCAAGGAACACAACAAGAGTGTCCTTGCCGAAATGAAGCAGATGAAAGACGGTGAGATTTCAGGAGAACAGAAACGGGAACTGATTATACAGATAGGCGATTTTTCATTTGTGGTCACAACAAAACTGACAAGGAAAACCATGAGTGACGGTGCAACACTTTTCAATGATGTTGAGCGTAGAATGACCTACTCTTGTCTTGAACTCGGCATTGAAGATGTGCCGGTACGCCAAAACCTGCTTCGCAATGCCGTTGAGGATATTACAGACAATGTGATTACAGGAAAGGATTTTGCAGAGAGATTGAGTGCCGGAGAGCGAAGCAAAAAACATAATGAAGCCGAATTGAAAGAACTCCTGTCAAGAGAGGGCAAGCCATTCGAGTATGAAGAAGAATTGGCACAGGCGAAAGCACAGTTAGAGGAATATGCCGAACTGATGAAGAAAGAGTTGGAGGAAAAGGAAGCCAAATACGCTGAAATGGATGCAAGCGTGGAAACGGCAAATAATATTTCCGCCTCGGAAGAAGATGATGAATTAAAACGCGAAGGTGGTGGTGCCTACACCGATGATGAAGTCAGTTATGAGAATGACCCAGTAGCAAAACTGCTCGGTCAGTCAAGAAGAACGGCAAAGCAACGGAGGGAATTTGCACAGCGCGAACGCCAAAGAATGGCAGAACGTGTGGAAATCCTTGCCGAGAAGCTGCATCTTGACAATGTGGAGATTGTTACTGATGCTTCCGTCTTGGATGGAAAGAAACAGCGTGCAAAAGGCTTCTATTCGAAGAGTACAGGGAAGATAACCATTGTCATTCCCAACCATACAAGTGCGTTTGATGTTGAGCAGACGCTGCTACATGAGGCTGTGGCGCACTATGGTTTGCGCCAGTTGTTCGGAGAACATTTTGACACATTCCTTGATAATGTATTCAACAATGCCGATGAGAACATACGCAAACGCATTGTAGATATGGCTGCAAAAAACGGTTGGAATTTCCGAAAGGCTACCGAAGAATATCTTGCTTCGCTTGCCGAACAAACAGAATTTGAAAACATCAATGCAAGCTGGTGGCGGCAGATAAAGGATTTCTTCCTGAATATGCTCCATAAGATAGGCTTCGATGATTTCAGAGGGGTTACTCTGACAGACAACGAACTGCGCTACATATTGTGGAGAAGCTATGAGAACCTTGCCGAGCCGGGCAGATACAGGAGCATCTTGGGTGAAGCTGCTGATGTGGCAAAACAATACGAGTTGGGGGTTGGTAACTATTCGGATACCAACCGCAACCCGAATTTTGCAGCAGATAGCAATGATGAGCTCTATCGTGACGGCAGCCCCGAAATGCACGAAAGAGAGTTGGCACGAGACCGCTACGAAAGACGTGTTAAGACAGGAATGTTCCAATCACAGGAAGCATTGCAGGATAGTATGCTCGGACTTAAAGAAGCTATGCAGGCTATCCTTGGCCAAGGAACAAACATTGAGGATGTGGACGGATTTGAAAACGCATACTTGGGCGAAAATCGTCTGTCGAGCGTGAACAAAGCCGAAGCCGATGCATTTGCACACACCCTGTTCAAGCCCATGCTTGATGAAGTTGCCAAACTCGCCCGGACTGAGGCAGAGCGTGAGGAATTGACCGATTACATGATGGCGAAACACGGACTTGAACGCAATACATATATGCGTAATGAAGCAATCAATAATGGGGCAACCAATGCAGACCAAACCGACTATGCCGGACTTACAGCCCTTACAGGTATGGATAATGTTACCGATGCTGAAACGGAAGCACAGATAATGGTTAACGATTACGAACAGGCACATGACACTGCCGACCTTTGGAAAAAAGTCAATGCTGTGAGCAAAGCAATACTTTCAAAGTCATACGAATGTGGCATGATGAGCAAAGCGACCTTTGACAAGATTTCAGATATGTATGATTTTTATATTCCGTTACGTGGTTTTGATGAAAAGACCAGTACTGAAGCATACGCATATCTGACGCACAAGCAAAGTGCATTCAATGCTCCTATCAAGAAAGCGGAAGGACGAAGGTCGAAAGCGGATGACCCTTTTGCCAACCTGCAATCAATGGCAGAAGGTGCTATCATGCAGGGCAACCGGAACAAATTGGTAAAACAGCGTTTCCTTAATTTCGCACTTAACCATCCGAGCGACCTTGTCAGTGTGAGCGACATTTGGGTAGAATACGATACGGTGACCAACGAATGGAAGCCTGTGTTTCCTGACAACATAGACAGTACAGACACCCCCGAAGAAGTAGAACGGAAGATGCTGGACTTTGAAACAAAGATGAAATCGCTGGCACAGCAATACCCTGACCGATACAAGCATGGAAAAGATACCGTGAATATTCCTTACCGTATTGTGGAAAGCAGGGATATGAGGCAGCACCAAATTATTGTGAAGCGTGGCGGCAGGGACTATGTGATTACCATTAACGGCAATCCCCGTGCGGCACAGGCATTGAACGGACAGACAAATCCCGATAACGACATGTCGGGGGCAATCGGGGCTATTCTCCGTGCAGGAGAAAATATCAACCGACAGTTGAGTGCGTTCTATACTACACGAAACCCGGACTTCATCGTGTCGAACTTTATGCGAGATATGTTATACACCAATACCATGACCTGGATAAGGGAAAGCCCGAACTACGCACTGCGTTTTCATCGCAATTATATGTATGCCAACCCTGTAAGAATAAAGCAACTCTTGGCAAAACACCGCAAAGGGACACTTGACATGGGCAACAAGACGGAAGCGATGTTTCATCAGTTCATGATGAACGGAGGAGAAACAGGCTACGCCAATATCCGTGACATTGAACAGCATAAAAACGACATACGCAGGGAACTGAAAAAATCGAGCGGCAAGATTCCTGTAAAAAAAGCATGGGACTTGTTGGGCGAACGTTTCGATGAGTACAACCGAGCCGTTGAGAACTGCGCCCGTTTTGCCGCTTTCATGACATCACGTGAAATGGGCAGGAGCATTGACAGGTCCATTTATGATGCAAAGGAAATAAGCGTGAACTTCAACAAGAAAGGCAGCGGAGCAAAATTCTATGACAGTACAGGGCAGACAAAGGCAGGTAACGCCAGTGCATTGGTATCTGGGCTTGGTCGTAGCGGTTATGTATTTTGGAATGCCGCCATTCAAGGTACGACAAACTTTGGGCGACAGGTGAAACGCCATCCAGCCAAATCCTTTACAGGCATTGCGGCGATGTTCCTTCTTGGTGCCATTGTTGCCTACTTGGGTGGCGATGATGATGACGATGATGACAAGAACGCATACTACAATCTTCCCGAATATGTAAGGCGCAGCAATATTCTTTTCCGTGCAGGAAACAGTTGGGTATCCATTCCTCTTCCGGTAGAATACAGGGCAGTTTACGGCATGGGCGAACTGATGATTTCCATCCTTAATGGGAAGGAACATCTAACAGGTGGCGAAATAGCCGAATCCATAACAGGACAGGTTACACAAATATTGCCGATTGACCTCTTGGAGGGCGGAGGCGGACTGAACGCTTTTGTGCCGAGTGCCTATAAACCCCTGTGGGAAGCCTACGTTGCGGAAAAGAGCTGGACGGGTATGCCTTTGTACAAGGACACCCCTTGGAATAAGGATATGCCCGAATGGACAAAAGCATACAAGAGTGCCAACAAATACATTGTCGGGCTTGCAAATGTCATGAACGAAGCTACTGGCGGTGATTCTTACACAAAAGGTGCTATCGACTTCAATCCTGCCAAGATTGAATATATGCTGAACGGTTATTTCGGTGGCGTGTTCGGAACAATCGACAAGTTGAGCAAGACAGTAGAAACCGTTACAGGCAACCGTGAGTATGACCCTCGTAGCTTCTTGTTGGCAAACAGACTGGTCAAAGCCGGGGACGAACGCACCGAGTACAGGGCTGTGAACAATGAGTATTTCCGATTGAAAGAGGAGCATGACCGATTGAAATCCCGATTAAAGCACTATGAGGAAGATACCGACAACGACATATTTGACTATGCGGAAAAGATTGATTTCCTTTACAATTCACCCGAATACGAGCGGTATGAAATTTTTGAGGATTATCGTAGGGATATTGACGACCTCTATAATGAACTGAATGACACAGTTGATGATGAGGAACGTAAGAATATTGAGGCTGAATTGAATGAACTCAAAAAGGAAATGATAGAAGAAATGAACAAAACCCGTAAATAGTTAAACATAGGATGATTGCCCGGAGCAGTATATTTGTTCCGCGCAATCATTAAAATGATAAAAATATGCATATAAATAAAAGCGAAAGAAAATTGCTGCCAATGAGCCGTATAGCTCCGGGAAGAAATGATGCCGCCGAGATAGATACTGTTGTTTCTGCAAAACGTTATGGTGACCGCAGGGCATTTGACATTCTTATGGAAGCACAATACTATTGGAGCCAGATGGACGACTTTCGGAAAGACCGGGAGCGAAACAAACGCTATACCTATGGTTTCCAATGGGACGATATGATTTGTGTGGACGGAAAATCCATGAGCGAGGAAGAATACATTAAAAGTCAAGGCAACGTGCCTTTGAAAAACAACCTTATCCGTAGGCTTGTGCGAAGCGTGCTTGGCGTGTATCGAAGCCAAAGTAAAGAACCGACCTGTACCGCACGTGATCGGGATGAACAGAAACTTGGTGAAACGATGAGTACGATACTTCAATGCAACATGCAGCTTAACCGAATGAACGATGTATATGCCCGAACTATGGAAGAGTTCCTGATAAGCGGTTTTATCGTTCACCGTAAATCGTACGGTTGGCGTAATGGAAAAGAGGATTGTTGGACGGACTATGTGCAACCCAATAATTTCTTTATCGACAACAACATGAGAGATTTCAGAGGTTGGGATGTTTCCGTGCTTGGAGAAGTTCACGACATTTCTTTCGGACAGTTGTGTGAACAGTTCGCATCAAGTCCGCAGGAATACAGACAATTGCGTGACATTTACAAGTGGGCGGCAAGGAAAGATTACATAGCCACATACGCGGAGCGTTTCGGGTATAGCCGCTTGGAAAACTACGATTTTCTATTCACAAGCGAACCAGGACGATGCCGTGTGATAGAGATATGGCGCAAGGAGCAAAAACCGAGATACCGTTGCCATGACTACCAAAACGGCGATATTTTCAAAATAGACGAAGAAGATTACGCACAAGTGGTGCTTACTGAAAATGAAGAACGTATGCGTATGGCCAAGGAAGCCGGTATGCCGGAAGATGAGGTTCCGTTGATAAAAGCTACTTGGTTTGTGGACGATTATTGGTATTTCTATTACCTTTCTCCTTTTGGCGACATATTGAGGGAGGGGGAAACGCCTTACGAGCATGGAAGCCATCCATATGTTTTCAAGGCATATCCGTTCATTGATGGTGAAATCCATTCATTCGTTGCTGATGTAATCGACCAACAGCGATATACCAACCGATTGATAACCCTCTATGACTGGATAATGCGGGCGAGTGCCAAAGGCGTGCTGATGATGCCCGAAGATTGCTTGCCTGATGGTATGAGCATTGACGATATTGCAGAGAGCTGGACAGAATTTAACGGTGTCATCGTATACAAGCCGAGCAAAAGCGGAAAAGTGCCGGAACAGGTGGCCAATAATTCCACAAATATAGGCATTGCGGAACTGCTTAATATGCAACTCAAATTTTTTGAAGATATATCGGGAGTTACGGGCGCATTACAAGGAAAGCCCGGGTATTCCGGTGAAAGTGCATCGCACTATAACCAACAGACAGAAAACGCCACGAAGTCATTGCTCGACCTGCTTGAATGCTTCAGTTGTTTTGTAGTGGACGGAGCATATAAGGATGTGAAGAATATGCAGCAGTTTTATGATAGCAAACGTGTTTTCAATATTGCAGGTAAGAGTGGTGCACAAATCGAATATGACCCGAAGAAAATACGTGATGTAGAATTTGATTTAAGCATTACCGAAAGCACTTCAACACCGGCATACAGGCATCTTGCTAACGATATGCTTATGCAGTTGTACCAGTCTCAGGCAATCAGTGTAGAGCAGCTGCTTGAGCATGGAGATTTCCCGTTTGCAGATGAATTGTTGCAAAGTATCAAATCACAGAAGGAACAGTTGGAGCAGGGCAAAGTGCCCGACGGTCTTTCTCCCGAACTGATGGCGCAAGCGCAGCAAGGAGCGAATATGCAGGCCGTGAACAAACTGAACAATGCAATGAGGTAATAATTTTAATTTAACGACATCATGGAACAGAAAACTATTTGTATAGACTTTGACGGTGTCATACATGACTACAGCAAAGGTTGGCAGGGTGAAGATGTATTCGGGCAGATAATACCGAACGCAGATACAGGTACAGCCACCCTAAAGAAAAACGGGTGGACTATCATCATATTTACGACACGCAAGAAAACTGAAAAATTAGAAAAGTGGTTGGAAGAAAACAATATTTCATACGACCATATAAACGAGAACCCGAATCAACCTGAACATGCAAGCGGAAAAATCATAGCCGATGTGTACCTTGATGACCGGGGTATCTGTTTCAGAGGACGGTGGGATTCATGGCTTATGAGAGATATTATAGAGTTTGAGCCTTGGCAGGAACAACAAAAGAGAGAAATAGAGCAACTTGCGACATATGGCCAAACCGAAGATGATATTTGGTCAAGAGGCAACGAGAAAAGAATCAAACAAGCCCATGTTTAGCGGATAAAGTATGAGGGTGTATCAACTGAAGATATTTGGCACACCCTCATGTCTAATTATTATTATTCTTTGGACAGTTGGAATTTCTCTATCCAGACATCTTCCTCTCCATTGTCGAAATCAACAACACAGGCTTCATTCGGAATATCCAATTCCTTGACCGTACCAATGACACCATTATCGTTGCATATTACCCGGTCCCCAACTTTGAACTTATTGATATTGTCAAGTGCGAGCGGGTCGTTGGTCAGTGTGGCTATACCGTCAATGTTTCCGTACTTTCCCATTCTCTTTGGTATTTGAAAATGAATCAAGCCATGAGAAATACTGTTTTCGTTTCAATGCAATAACAGCAGAAGGAAGCATAGCTGAACCGTTTCCATAAGTCGTGCAGTAGAAGCATTCGCGTTCAAGGTCGCCCACAAACGTATTATGATTGATGTAGCCTTTCTGTTTCAACTTACGGAAATTCTTTCTATCCATAATGATAAGTTGACCTTTTTTCCCACCGGCAGGCATAACGTAGTAACGTTCTCCAGTTTCTTTGTGTTTTTCGTCTGCCTGTCTGACTGCTTCACGTAAACGAAGCGAAGCTCTGATTTTTCTGAAAATGTTCATTGTTCCTTGTTTTTATAGTTAAACTTATATTGTAGCTGCTGAAACAGCTTTTTTCTTTTTGATAACAAATCGTCCGATACGAAGCACAATCTTTGGAATTTCCATTTCAAAGAAACATATATGCAAGCCTATGGCTCTTGTCATTAGCAAGTCATCATGTTTACCGGTAATCGCTCCGAAAGCTCCGTTCGGTTTTTTCTCGTAACACAAATATTCGTCCAGGCAACGTTCGTCACGTTCTGTGTATAAATTCTCACGAATAACCTTGACTAAGGTTGATATAATCATTGGTTTGGTTGAGACATTGGTATGGAAGCCGTATTTGGTAGGCAATCCCTCGCGTACGGCTTCTTCGGACTGACCACGTGCATAGAGATTAGGGTAAATCTCTTTGATTTGATTAAGGATGAACTGTGACTGGTCGCCATCTACCTGCCGCTCCTTGTCATGCGTTTCCAAGGTGTTGCTTTCTATCACCAAGAGTGAATTGTCATAAAAAGCCGCTATTTGTGCCGCTTTCCACGCAAGCTGGTCGATGTCGCAATGTCCGTACCATTGTGCCACTACGACAGGCTTGCCACCATCAATCATAAACAGACGGTCAAGCACAAGAACAACAGAGAAGTCTGCTTTATTGGAGCGTCCACCCACATCGACAATCGTGAGGTAACGATTTGTAACAACTTCCTTTTCATCTGTTTCCGGCAACTCCCAAATATGCAACAATCCCTGTTTGTCTTTCACAAAACGCAAGTTCTGCAAAGCGTTCTTGCCCTCATCCGCATCGGCACAGACTTCACCGACATATTTAGGTTTCTTGCAGGTCTTACGCATTGCATCGACCTTGTATTTGTCGAACACACGTGCTCCCGAATGTACGAAGGCTTCCACATCATCAGACGGAAATTCGGCAGCCATCTGCCCATGGTCATTGTACTTCCTGCGTTCGGCTATGTACCAATGGATAGCTTCGAGCGTAGCACCTTTTTCCCACAGCGACCAAAGATACTTACCGCATTCCTCACGTTCGGAATCTGTATTTTCATTGTCCCGATTCTGATAAAGCCATTCTGCAAAATCCCATTTTTCTTTGTCCGAATCAAAAGCGAGTGTATATTGCTCGATGTCGAACCATGAAACGAACATTGCCTCGAACTGGGATTTCCCTTCTTTTGCGGCAGTATATTCGCGATGAAAGAAGTTCCCGGTGCCATTTGCTGTGCTTTCATAAACAATCATGGTGTAGGGCTTGAGGAGAATACCCGAACAGGCGGAGCGCACAATGTCTTCCGGTTTCTTTCCCTCCGTAGCCTTCCATATTCCCACTTCGGAGAGATGTACAAGATTGTAATCACCGCCACGACACGAATCCGGGCGTTCAGCCGTACCAATCTTGATTTTGCAGTTACGCTGCGGAATACGCGATATACTTCCCGATTTTCCCACTCCTACAATCTTCGGCTCGTTCTCATTGTAGGCTTCATCAATTTTATAGAGCATTTCGACAGGATAACTTTTAATCATCCGGTCGAACATATCCTTGATTTCATCGGAGCCTGCGCCCTGATGTGCAATGATAAGTGAGTTTAAGCCGGTTTTGTGAAGCAGCTGCAACCATGCCATATAAAGCTGTGAAGTGGTGGAACCACCCCATTGCCGTGCTTTAAGCAGGATGATGCGTATCGGTTTCCCTGCAATACGCAATTTCTCAAGCCGATCCACAAAACGCCGTTGAGGTCTTGTCAGACGAAACAGGACATCCTCACCGCCGCCTTTGGCCTTGATATAGACAAATGTTGCCGCCCAAAACGGAAAATCCTCGCGGCTGCGTATTCGTACAAACTGCTCTATGACCTTCAAGCGATCATCCTGATTGTCTTCCACGCCCATGTAGTCCGTGAGAAATTTGGAAATAGAACCGGCTTCGATGAGTTGGCGTACAAGCGGCACTTTCATGATACGTTCCGGTAACCACTGGGTATGTATAGGAAAGTCACTGATGGTACACTTTACACGTTTACCGACAGAACCTTCTCCGGTAATTGGATTGAACTTTGCATATACAATCGCATTGCGGCGTTCATTCTCTGTCAATATGTCCTTGATGGCCTTATCTTTCATGGTGCATGATTTTAACAGGCTTGTTTAGCAGAGCCATGATGAGTCCCAATACATAACACCAAAGATGCAATACGGCATTTATGCCCGGAAACAGGAAGCCTGCCACAAGGTAAAACAGCATCCATAACTGATAATACCGTTTACGTAATACCTCAAACGATATTGAACCAAACAGGGCGAAAACCAATCCGGACAATCCTACCGTTGGCGAATCCATTGTCGTGAAATATCCAAGGGTATCAACTGGAACTGTAACAGCAATCATATAGGCTGACAGCAATCTTCCTATCCCAATATCGTAAATGAAAATAATCGATAATAAACACCATGAATTGAGCAAGGCATGAAACATATTCGTATGGAAAAACGGATACAGCAAGCGTTCTGGCATATTACTTCCAGCGTAAATGCCGACAGTTTGCCAATCCCATTCTCCTGAAAATGACAAACACACAATCATGGCAGAAATCAGGAGAGCCGTAATCTTCTCAACTTTTCTTGCATCCATCGTTTTTTAGCCTTGCATATCATCATCTTGGCACTACCCGGCGTGAGGTAGAATTTCGGTGCGGGTTGAGCAATCACTTTAGCACACAGCTCAGAAATGGTAAGTTCCGGGTATTCTGATTTGAGAGCGACAACCCTTGTATGAATTTCCTCATACATTTCTTTCTTCAACGGCCGCATACCGCTTAAATCGTTCTCACCCCTCATCATGACGGAAACGACCAATGCTGCACGAATATCGCTGACCCAAAACCTCCGGGACGGCATGTTTACAATTACTTTATACACTTCAGGCATACGGATATAATCACACGATGAAATGTATTCATCGTATGCTCTCATCAAGTCGTTCATACGCTCCATAGAGTATTCCATAACTGCTCCTTTATGCTTCATTTTTCTTCCCGTTATAGTACCAAAGTTACCAATAGGAGCGTAAAAAGATAAACATGACATTCTGCTTTCCCTGCCTATTTTTGTCTTGTAGAATCTGACTATAAATTAAATTTTTGAATTATGTCTAATAATACGGAAGTTAAGAGCAATCGCGAGCGATACACAGAGCGATTGAAAGCAAAGTATCCGGACAGAGAATTTGCCGATGATGAAGCGTTATTCGGTCAAATCAATGACGATTACGATGGTTACGACAAGGAATTGTCCGGTTACAAGGAACGTGAAAAAGCGCTGTCCGACCTGTTTGCAAGCAACCCGCAAAGTGCCGCTTTCCTTACTGACTGGAGAAAAGGCGAAGACCCTATCATCGGTATGGTGCGCAAATTCGGGGATGATTTCAAGGCCGCACTTGAAGACCCCGAAAAGCAGGAGGCACTTGCAGCCGCCAACAAGGAATTTGCGGAACGAATCGCCCAAGAGAAAGAGTACGAGGGAGAGTATCAGAAGAACCTCGACGAAACCCTGACCACCCTTGAAGCCATGCAACAGGAAGAAGGATTGCCGGATGAGGACATCGACAGCGCAATGGATTTCCTTGTAGGCATTGTACGTGACGGAATCATGGGTAAGTTTACACGTGAAAGTATAGAAATGGCCATAAAAGCAATCAGGCACGACAGCGATGTGGAAGCTGCCGGACACGAGGGTGAAGTAAAGGGGCGCAACAGCAAGATTGAAGAAAAACTACGCAAAGCAGGCAAAAATGACGGTACAGCCGACCTTGCCGGTAAAAACGGTGGTGGCAGTGGCGGTTCACGACAGATGCCTGACCTCGGTGCAATCGGGCGTTATGATGGTACACAGAACATTTGGGAGCGTGGCGGTGAAAAACGCAAGGCGATAAACAGATAAATATAAACCAATTACATTTTTAACTTTTAAAATTTCGAGCAATGAAGAAAACAATGAGTTTCTTTTGTCGCATTACGCTGATGATATTGGCGTTTGTGACGGGTGCATCAAGCGGTGTCATGATGGCAGAAGCATCGAACCTGCCTGATGCGGGTAAAACAACAGCCGGTGCGGACGGTACGGGTGGAACAGACGGTATTTCCACTGAAACAGGAGGGCGTGAAACCGGTGACCCAAATTTCTATTTGAGTGATGTGGACAAACGCATCGTGAAAATCCGTCCGATGGCTACTCCAATTGACCAAATCAGCCGTTATGCAAAATCAAGCTCCACCAATTCATTTGAAGTGAAGTATTACAGCGTGGGTACACGTGAAATCAAATGCAGTACCAACAAAAAGCTGGAAGCTATGCTCAGCGGTGCGAGCGTGTCGTTGCCGGTAGATGATTTGAATATGTTCACGTTGGATGATACCATTAGGGTAGTCGGTGTCAGTGCCATCACCAAACCGGACGGAACGAAATATACGGAAGATGACAGCAACGTTCCGGACCTCGTGCTTTGTGTGTGCGGAAAGGACAGCTCAACAAATCTTCCTACAGTGTATGCCGTAAATGGCAAAATGGATGATTCAAGCAAACAGCCGATTCTTGTTCCGGAAATTCCACAAGGAACAACGCTTGTACGCATGGGAAAAGCATGTGGGGAATTGGATGTTCAGACAGGACGATTCAATAATATCCCTATGCCTGAAACCCAGTATTGTCAGAACTTCATGATTCAGGTAGAGCAATCAACTTTTGACAAGATTGCCGCCAAAGAAGTGAACTGGAATTTCTCAGACATTGAAGAAGACGGTGTATATGATATGCGCCTCGCAATGGAAAATACTTATCTGTTCGGTGTGAAGCAGGTTATCAAGCACATTGCAAAGGACGGCATGAACACTTGGTTTACAGGTGGTATCTGGTGGATGGCCGGAAAGGACATCGAGGTGGGCGAATGGGATACTGACAAGAAATGCGCCATAATTACCGATGAAAACCTTGTGGATATTACCAAAGACCTTTTTGTTGGTACCGGCATCGGTAACAAGCGTAAGATTTTATTTTGTGGAAGTGATATGCTCTCTGCATTCTCCAAGATAAAGAGCGAAAAATTCCGCTTGAAAGATACCGTGGAGGTATGGAACTTGAAATTCAAATCTTGGGATACTGATTTCGGAGAAGTATTGACCATACATCATGAACTGTTCGATGTAAACGGAATGAGTGATTGCGGCTTTGCAATGGATCCGGAATATCTTTCCAAAAAAACACATGTGTCTTGGGCACGTAACGTACTCGACTTGCAAAAGGCCGGTATCCGCCGTACCGATGCGGTAGTTATCCAAGAGGTGAGCTGCCTGTATCTGCGCTATGCAAAGGCACATGCACGTATGAGACTGGCTAAAGCACCCGCCCAAGATTTAAATGCGGCATAATAAAGAGTTCATAAAGAATTATTAATTACCGGGGATGGGATAAGGTGTCCCGTCCCCTTTTTACTTTTAAGAATATGATTACGAAAACCTACAAGGCGAATACCAATATCAGTATTAATGTGGTACTTCCGAGCAAGAAGAACCTGCATATCGCATTCGTTCCATTGTCAAACGGAAGCAGTGTATTCACTACCGACAACGAGGACATACAGAAGTCTGTAGAGAACCATTACAAGTTTGGCAAACTGTTCAAACTTCATTCTGTGCACGGGCAATCCGAGACAGTAGAAACAGCCGGAAAAGCGTCTAAAAACGGTTCATCTGAAAAACTTCATTCCGAAAGTACGCACAATGGTGAAGACACGCCTGCCAACGAAACCGGCAGACAGGACGAAATGCCGCAAGAAGACGCAGGGGATAACAATACGACATCTCGCAAAGTCAAAGTAAGCGACATTGCAAGTGCAAAAGATTACCTTGCAGACACTTTCGGTATCAGCCGCACTTCCATGCGCTCGACCAAGGCAATCATGGAGCAGGCAGCAGCAAACGGAATTGAGTTTGAAGGTCTGGAATAAAGATAAGGGCTTATGGCTGTATATCAGAAGAACAAAATACAGGAGGATGTACGCACCGCCCTGGACCAAAACATGAACAGCGATACGTTGAAGATTATAGGCGATGTGGACACTCTTGCACTTGACGACATCATTGCATCAAAGATTTTGGAAGCAGTAAAGCGTGTGCACAGCTCTGCACCGTCCTATTTGCTTGACGGCGGACACAACTTCGGTGATGCCATATATTGGAAAGAGCATGAAAGCGGATGGATATTACTGCCGGAAGATTTCATGCGTTTTGTCGTTTTCCAAATGAACGATTGGGAGCGTGCGGTATTTAATCCCATAAACACCGATGACCCTGAATATGAAAAACAGTCTTCCCGATTTAAAGGCATAAGAGGAACGTGTCAACGGCCTGTATGCGCCATATCCATACGACCGGAAGGAAGAGTGATGGAATTTTATTCATGCAAAACGACAGAAGCGAAAGTGAGCCGTGCTGTATATCTGCCTTACCCGAAAATAGACAAATATGGCGCGGTAGAAATCTGTGAGAAATGTTATGATGCTGTGATATATACCATAGCTGCATTAGTATTAACGACATTCGGCGATACGGAAAAAAGTGCCGCATTGAACGAATTGGCTAAATCTGTATTAATATGAGTTACGAATCAAAGCATATAGACGGTGATGTCTCCGTTGGTCGCAATACAGCGATAGGTGGTGACGCGACCGTTCAGGGAAAGACCCACTTGAAAGGAAACGTAATGGTGGACGGCTGGCTTGAGGCAAAAAATATCAAGGGAGTGAGCAAAGGACTGTTCACGACCATCGAAAAACTGAAAGCGGCTTATCCTTTACCACATGACGGATGGTGGGCACTTGTGGGTGTTTCCTTACCAGCTCCCATATATGTGGGCGATGGCGGAGAATGGGTTCCGACCGGACAGAGTGGAGGCAACCCGACCATAGACAGCGGTCAGTATAACGAAGCCGTAGAAAAACTGCAAGAGGATATTACCAAACTGCAGGACGACATTACGGATATAGAAGCCCGCAACAAAGCGCAAGACACCAACCTCACCACGCTTGGTGATAGTGTCAACTCGTTGCAAGACCAAGTAAACACGACCAAGGATACTGCAAACAAGGCAAACAACAAGGCGAATGAAGTTGGAAGCCAACTGAACTCTTTCAAAGAATCAAAAGGTGAAAACGGAGGAATCGCCCCTCTTGACGAACAAGGGAAAGTACCGAGCCGACATTTGCCCGGATACATTGATGACGTGGTAGATTTTTATGGCATTTCCGTAGGCATTACTGTAAAAAATGAATCCATAGACAAAAATTCCAACGATGAGGGTTGTAAAGTTGTATATGATAAGGAACATGGTTGCTTTGTGCTTGCATACGTTCCGACAATCGGAGAATCCGAGACTGCTACTTATTATAACAACTGGTTGGATGCAGATGTTTTCGGTACGGCAAGTACAAACGGGCGAATACCCTCTTCCGGCAAAGTCTTTCTATGTGAAGAAGATGGAAAAAGTTATCGTTGGAGCGGTAAGCAACTGACTTCAATTGGCTCCGACCTTGCTCTCGGACATACAAGCTCTACTGCATTCCCCGGTGATGAAGGTGCGAAGTTACAGGAAGATATGAAGCAGGTCGAAGAAAACAAGAAGGCAATACTTTCACTCAATAAACAAGTCGTATCGCGTAGCGTTGTGAATGTCAATCATCTGTTTGACCTTTCAGATAGGGAGATAACATTTTCCGTAGCACTTGACAGGTGTGCGACTTCTGAATATGCTTCTGCTTTGCAGATTCCGGGTGTTGTCTTGATATTCCTTACAGAAGCCGGATGGGTTTCAAAACAATGGACAAATACCTCTGATTGGAGTAAAGAAAGCAACTGGACGGATTTCGGGACTTCCGGTGGTGGAAACGTAGGCAACACCATCAACGTGAACGACCTTTGCGGAGATGGAGAATATACTTTGGGAACAGCCATAAAAGCTGTTGTTGACCTTGAGAAAGAAAGCGGGTTCTCTTATTTGAAAAGCGGTATCGTCCTTACATTCAAGACTGCGGAAAGTGATAAAAATGGCGCACCTGTATGGCTTGCCTATCAGTTCACACGCGATAAGAGTGACATCAGCCCTGATGATCTGAAACCGTGGGTAGCATTCGGCAGTGGCGGAAGCAAGGTGGAAACATCCGACAAACCGGCAGAGGGAGGAAAAGATGCCCTTTCCACAGGCGGGGCATACATAATGCAGGAGAAAGCTATCGGCGGATTTGATGAAGAAAGTGATGAAGACTACATTTACTACAAAGCCACCAATCTGAATGGCGGACAGATAGAGGATATTGTGCTTAAAATACCCAAAAATGGAGGTGGTGGCGGCTCCAGTGAGGATAGTACATTGTCTATCTACTTCGAGGAAGCCGCTCCTATTATGGCATTCGGCTCAGAGATAAAAATCAATGTAGCTTTGCGTAGTGTCAGCTATCCTGATGGTAACGAGGTGCTTGGTGTCATTCGTAACATCACTATTATTGATGCAAGCACCGGACTGACATTATCCAGTGAGGATATGAACACTGTAGGCTCTGCAAGTGCGACCGATTACAAGTTTGAACTTGACTTCACAAGTTATTTCAGCAGTGCCGCCAGCAAAAGCTTCTTTGTGCAAGCTACAGATTCGGATGGAAATACCAAGAAAAAAGCCATTACCATTATGGCTGTGGATATTACCGTAGAACAACCCATGGCTTTGAATTACACAAGTGATACTATCCTTGTTGCAGGTGGTCCGGCAAAAAATATCGGACAATTCTATAAATTCCCTAATAACACTTCATCCATTCTTGCAGTAGTGGAGATGTTCTATAATGGAGAATGGAAGAAACTTGGTGAAGCAACGGTAAGCGACAGTTATACCAAAGGCATCTCTGTCAATCCAACAAATGTATTCGGTGGCGGAGAAAGACTTTCGCATGGCGCATATCCTGTACGAATATACGGTACGGAGAAGAAATCCGGAGTAAAGGGAAACACCATCTATTCCGCTATCATGTGTGTGGACGAAAACAGTAATACTCCCATCGTCGCCATCAGGTTCAATGACAAGAACAACGGCACGTTACGTTTATATGACAACCTTACCGTAGAGGTGGCTGCGTATACTCCCGGCAAGACTGAAACGCATGTAGATGTTTTCTACAGCGAGGAGAAAGTTACAGCTGTGGAAGCTATGATTGCCGAAACGGTTACAGTGAACAAGCAGATAAGCGGATATAGTACGGACGGAAGCCAAAGTATTACCGTACATGCCGAAAGTGGCGGTGTATCCACCAATGAAATCAAGGTTACGATAAAAGGGAGTGCCATTGATATAGCGATCAAGGACGGTGCTTTGTTCGGATATGATTTTTCTACACGTAGCAACAGTGAGAGCGATCATACTATCACACATAACGGAGTGACAATGGATGTACGAGGTGCAAACTGGTCAAGCAACGGATTTGTAGACTTTCTTAAGGAGCGTTCTTTGCGTATTGCAGAAAATGTAACAGCTGAAGTATTGGATTACCATCCTTTTGGAAACGCATCAGTGGAAACTACGAGCGGATGTGCCATCCAATTTGCCTTTGCCACCAAAAATATCAAGGAAGCTGATTCAAAGCTGATAGAATGCTATGACCCTGATAGCGGAGCCGGTTTCTATGTCTGTGGAAATAAAGCTGCGATATACTGCAAGACCGGACAACCGGCTTTGGTGGAACGCTCATTCCGACAAGGTGAAAAAATTACCATGGCCGTAGTTGTAGAACCATCTACCATTTATGTATCACGTGGGGGAAGCAATTATTCCTGTATCAAACTGTATTTGAATGGTGAAGAGGTCGGCTGTATAGGATATATCAGTAATAGCGGTGCTATCCTTAATTCAAAAACCATAACATTTGACGGAACGGAAGGAGACCTGTATTTGTATTATGTACTTGCCTACAACAGTCATTATGAATGGGCGCAAGCTTTTAGAAACTATTTGTGCAAGTTGACTGATACTTCAGCAATGATACAGGAGTATGAAGCGGAGAATGTGCTTGATACACAGAATCGTCCGACAATAGAAGCCCTTTCCGCAAAAGGCATACCTTATTATGTGGTCGTGTCAGACCAGCAAACCTTTGACACGTTTGACGGTGATATTGATACAAGCAAGAAGTTCAAATGTACGTTGTTCTATTATCATCCGACTATGCCGTGGAGAAGTTTTAAGGCTATCAATGTGCAATGGCGCAGGCAGGGAACCACTTCGGCAAAACGGCCTATCAAGAACGACCGTTTCTATCTTCAAAAGAATGATGGTTGGGAGGTAACTCCTATTTATCCGGATTATGACAGTGAAGATGCTCAAATATCATATAAACTGATGAAAATAGGTTATGTCCGTGTAGGCGAAGATTCTATTCCGGTAAAAATAATAACGGTGAAAGTGGATTATTCCGACAGCTCCAATGCCAACGACTGCGGTGTGTGCGGTTTGATGAATGCCACATTTCGTGCACTCGGAAGTAATTACCTGACTCCCGCTCAGCGTTCATTCGATGGAACTTGGGCAAAGAGTGACATATCATTAAAGGGATTGGAAATGAATCACTCGACAGCCAATCATCCCATTGCCGCATTCCGTGCTACACAGGAAAGCTTGACAGACGCATGGTTTCATGCAAAAGGAAACTGGAAAGAGGATAAGGGAGAACAGGTTGCGCTTGGGTTTAAAGATACTCCCGGTTACAATAAAGGCTGCGTGAACTATGGAGATTTTGTGGAATATTTCGGACAAAATGGCGAAAGCCTCGACCAGATAGAAACACGTTTTAAGAATGATATTACCACCGATAAAGAAAAGCTTTATCTTCTTTCCCTATATTGCGGACAGGACTACCGGTTTATGTCATACGAACGGGGAGAGTGGACGCGACAAGCCGGAGAGATGAAGCAGGAAAACGGCAAGTGGAAGATTACAGGCAAGGTCCTTAATCCGGTAAGCGGTTACGAATTGCTCACATATGATGGAATGAACTGGTGGCAAGGGGTTGGCAGCGTTGAAGATATGATGGAACCTACTACCGCAGAGTCCTCGTGGGTAACGAAACTCAAACTCGGACAGGATACTTATCCGATGTGGACAAGGTACTTTGAATGCATGATAGACGATGACCAGCTACAGATAGACTTGGCTATGGGACGGAAAGTTCCTTATGACCTTTATCAAGTCCTGAAATTCTGTGATAGTTGCGATTATGCCAAGGAAGAACTCGCAGGGAAATGGCAGGAAATTTGGAAGACAGAGATGTGGAAATACATCAATCCGTACTCATTGGTTTCCTATTATCTTTTCACCGATTATCTTGCCGCTGTCGACCAACAGGCGAAAAACATGCAACCGATGTTCTTCCTTGAAGACGGCTGCAGCGTCAAGGACGGTGTTTATAGCGGAGCAAACGGTATGGAAGCACGAAGAATGTATCTTAATAAAGTTTATGACTGTGATACCTGTAACGGTAAGGATAATGACGGCGGGCAAACCATTGACCCGGAAGTTGACCCCGGTGACCTGACAAACAGTGCATACGCCGGAAGAGGAAGCGTGCTTTGGAATGATATACGTGGTCAGCAGACTATGGATGTAGACCAAAATGCCAATACAATTACATTGCCTGCAATAGCAGATACGATGCGTTCGCTTCCCGATACACTTGGAATCGGTGCCGGACCGTTTTCTCCCAAGGGGGCTGACTATTATTTTGTAAAACAGATAATGAAAAAATGGCCTAAAGTTGTTTCAAGTTATGACGGAGAACGGAAGTATATCAAATATACAGGATATAACGACCTCTATTTCTATGCATTGCAAGGGCTGGGGCTGACATCTCTTCCCGCTTTTATAGAACAACGCTGGCGCATCCGTGACGGATACTACCGCTGTGGGGATTTCAAGGCGGAAAGCGGTTATATTGGTGGACGTATCGGTGCAAAAGAAGGTGCAGTCATCAGATTTAAAGCGGCCAAGAGTGGGTATTTCGGTATCGGTAACGATAGTGGAAACATTACACAGGGAATCTTTCTGAAGGCAGGGGAAAGCGGTACATTCACAGATTTCCAGCATGGGGAAAACATCATGCTGTACATATATCAGGCAGACCGCATGAGCATGATAGATTTAAGTGAAGTAAGTATTGACCCTCAATTCGGGAATACCCTTTCAAAAATGTCGTTGCTACAGGAACTGTATCTCGGTAGTGAAAATCATAAGGAATGGAAAATGTCGCCCGGAAACACCGGATTTCTTACCAATTTGGATTTAGGAGACATGCCGTTTCTCACTACATTGGATATTCGAAACACGGAAATTATAACCGTCAATTGCTCAAAGTGTCCACGAATGGAGAGTGTGCATGCCGATAATACTTCTTTGTCTGCAATAACGTTTGCTGAAACTTCTCCGATAAGTACGCTTGCCCTTCCCGGTACTATCACTGAACTTGTATTGAACAATCTGCCTAATCTGACTTATCCCGGCGGGCTTTCTCTTGGTGGTGTCAGTAAGGTTACAAAAATATTCGTGAATGAATGTCCGTATATTGATACGATGACTCTGTTGGAACAGGTGGTCAATGCAAGTGAATTGAAAACCGTCCGTATTCCCAACGTAAATGCTACGGCGAGTGTTGAAATGCTTCGTTCCATAAAAAACGGTGGGGCTATAGGATTGGATGCGAATGGTAATGCGTACGATGAAAAAGGACAGTGTAGCGGAATAACCGGACGATGGATATTGGTCGAACTGATAGAGCAGAACGAAATCGAAGAGCTTGTCCGGTATTTTCCCCAACTTGAACTTCATAATTCGCAGTTCTCTATTGTGAAAATCAGCGATACGGTAGACAATGATTCGTGTGAGAAGTATAGCAATCCCGAAAATAAGACGGGGGCGGATTATGGCAACACATATATTCCAAGCGGGCATACCCTTGCCATCAAGAAAGGATGCCATGCCTATAAATGCTCATTCAACACGAAGAAAAACCAGATGGAAGGCGTGCAGTTAAGCGATACGGATTTCAACTACCTGAAAAACGGCAGCAGCTTTGACATAACGGACACCGCCGGAGAGGGCTTTGATATATTCTGGCATGCTCCGCACCATTGGTACAAGGGAGTGAACGACTACAAGAACCAAGTAAAGTATTTTTTCCCTTCTATAACAGAGACCGAACCGCTCTCAACTGCATTGCATAGCAGAAAATCCCTGTTGTCGGAATTGCTATATATGGAAAATACCGGAGTGTATGCGATTGATGCCGTTGTCGGTGAAGTCATAGGCGAGGATGTCATAACCACCGCATCCAATACGAACAGCTACAAGATGGATGTGAGAGGAATGAAGCAGGTAAGATGGCCCGGTCTGAACCATGCCCGGCTTGGAGGCGTGTTCACTGACGAAAACAACCGTGTGCTCAGTACGTTCATCATGTCTGTAAGCCATACCTATTTTGACTTCAACATCGGTGATTATGTGTTCTGTGACATACCTAACGGTGCAAAATGGTTTTATTTCACTTCTTTCCGTGACATTGGCGACATAGAGTGCCTTGTTGTAGACAGCAGCAGTATTGAAGCCATAGAACCTGAATGGACCGAACACACGGTTGGCGACAACGACAGTCTGGTCGGTGTATATCCTATTACCGTTGACGGTTTGAAGATGCCACGCAGCCTTTCCGGTGATATACGTTCGAAGAAAGGCAACGGGACGTCCGTTACATCTAACGAATGGAAATACGACAGTGAGGGTAATCCTATTGAGATGCCTATCGGCGGTTTGAATTACACGGCAAAGGATTTCCAAAACATCTGCCGCTTACGTGGAGTTGGCTATCAGTTGCAGGATTACGAACAGCATAAAGAGATTAGCAATCTATGGTGGGCTTTGAGCGGAACAACCAACGAACAGTCGGTTGTGGGCAATGGCGGACATGACAGCATTCTGAATAAACTGGATTCCATTGGCATGGCTGACAGCAATAATACCGGCAATACGCTCAACTCCATACTTGGATTGAAGCATTATGTGGGTTGTGATTCAGAATGGATGGACTATATCGCTTTTAATGTGCCGAGCTATGAAGCGTTCTACAAGGCAAAATGCACGGAGAACGACAGTTCATATCCAATAGATTATACAGCGCATATTTATGACCCCGTAAACAAAACCGAACGGACTGTTAAAACAGTTGACGCTTCCAATGGAAATTGTGTCGTGCGCATAGTACATGGTGCCAAGTGCGATGTATTGCCCAGCAGAGTACACAAGGGAGATACAAGTATGTATGTAACACATTATGCAGCAGGATTTTGGATAAGTGGAAGCCGAGGCCGTTGTGTTTTGCGGTCCGGCAGCTACTCGTCTGCGAACAGCGGTCTCGCTTTTGCGGGCGCGAGCTGCGCTTCTTCGTACTCGAGCACGTACTGCGGGGCGCGTCTGGCCTTCCGCGGAAAATTCGTTATAATTGAATAGAGCGGACCTCGCGATTTCGAAAAAAGCGTTGGAGGGAGAGCCGTAGGCTGCTCCCTCTTTCTTTTTCTCGCGTAAGCGAGTCGATTTTTGAAACTAATTTTTATGTGGTTGTATTTTTGTCTGTAAAACGTTCCATATATAGAACATTTTCACTATATTTGCATTGTGAATGATATAAGATATGGAATTGAAAACGAGATTCAAAGTAATAATGTCGAGTGAAGCCGATGCATTTCTTGACACTCTGCGCCAAGACGTTAAGGATAAAATTATCTATAATGTAGATAAGGTAGCCAATGGTTATATGGACAAAGATTTATTCAAGAAATTAGATGATACTGACATTTGGGAGTTTCGCACCCTGTATAAAGGTATTCAATATCGTCTGTTGGCTTTTTGGGACACCGACGCGGAAACGTTGGTCATTGCCACGCATGGATTTGTGAAGAAAACACAAAAGACCCCACGCAAAGAGATAAACAAGGCGGAAGCCGTCAGAATATTATATTTCAACTCAAAAAAATAAGTATATGGAAGCAATTAAATTTTATACCCTTGATGAAGTTAAGGATAAACATATAGGTGAGGTCGGTACACCGCACAGGGATAAGTATGAAGCTGAATTGCAATCATTTTTGATTGGGGAAGCCATAAAAAAAGCCCGTAAATCCCAAAACATGACCCAAGAGGAATTGGCACAAAAAATCGGTGTACAGCGTTCACAAGTATCCAAGATAGAAAGCGGACGTAATCTGACCCTTTCCACCATTGCGCGAGTGTTTAAGGCCATGGGTATGAAGGCGTCTTTGAGTATTTCCGGTTTAGGAAGCATAACTCTTTAAAAAAATAAAAGGCGGACAATCCCTCGCGCCGTTGTGTTTTGCGGTCCGGCAACAACTCGAATGCGAACAGCGGTCTCGCTTATGCGAACGCGAACAACGCTTCATCGAACTCGAACACGAACTACGGGGCGCGTCTGAAATTCTGTTGGTTAAATTAATCGGAGACCCTGCACAGGTACGAGATTACCACCGCCATTCTCCGAGGGATTCGAGCCTCGGCAACAGCATGATAATATATATTTATTAATGGAAAGCCGGAACATATCTTTAACCACATGTGGGGAGAGGTTGGACCACTCCCCACGAGACCGGAAGGCGGTCAGCGATATATACGATTTATTCCAACCGGCCGTAGCTGCAACTGCGGTCTGTTATCCGTTATATAATCTCATACCGGAGATTATATCCGATGAGAATTTGGAAAGGTCATTCAAGCGTGTCATGGCAAATCTGAGAAGTGCAGATACCCGAAGCGGAAATCGGCAAAGAGAGATAGCTGTAATAGATGGCATTGAATGTTCACCAAGAATGGCCCGTTATGTAAAAAACAAGCATAAGATACTTGATGCGCTGAAAGAACAGATAGGTAACGGCACATTCCATATAAAGAACCTCAAGTCGTTTACTGTGGATGACGGACCGAAAGTAAGAATTGTGCAAGCCCCGTCAGTCATAGAGCGTATTGGAAGCAATGCGATTATGGAGCCGTTGGAAAAGCATCTTTCACCCCTATTGATAGAAACAACGGCTGCATCCATACAAGGACGCGGACCGCATGGTCTGTTCCATCAGGTGCAGGATACATTGGCAGAGAACCCCAATATACACTATTATTATCAAAGCGATTATAAAGGATATTATGACAGTATTGACCATGATATATTAATCTCCACAATCAGGCGATATGTCGGAGACCCTGTCTTATTGCCTATTCTTGAAAATTTTGTCAAAGCACTATATCCCAACGGGAAGCATGGCATAAGCAAAGGACTGCGTTCCTCACAATTCTTTGGAAACCTTTACCATAATGATATTGATCACCGGATGATTGATGAATATGGTGCAAAACATTACTTCCGTTTTTGTGATGACATCTTTATTCTCGGTGAGAGTAAACGTGATTTGTGGAAATTGCGGGACAAACTACACTATGAAGCAGCTCAAATAGGGCTGACAATAAAACCAAGCGAAAAAGTGGCTCCCATATCCTCCGGTATGGATGCCCTTGGCTTTGTCAACTACGGCGACTATACATTGCTACGAAAACGGACAAAAGTAAATGCAGCCCGAAAACTTTCCAAGATTAAATCACGGAAACGGAGACAGCAAATAATCGGTTCATTCAAGGGTATGGCCTGCCATGCAGATTGCAAACATTTATTTTATATACTTACCAAGAACAACATGAAGAAATTTTCCGAAATGGGTGTTACGTACACTCCAGCAGATGGAAAAAAACGCTTTCCCGGCAAGGTTATGCGTTTGAGCGACATCGTAAATATTCCAATTGAGATACATGATTTTGAAACAGGAATAGACACCAAAGAGGGGGAAGACCGTTATCTGGTATCGTTCCGCAATCCCAGGACTCAAGAATGGGGAAAGTTCTTTACTGCATCGGTTGAGATGAAAGGTATTCTTGACCAAATCAGCGATATTGAGGACGGCTTTCCATTTGAAACAGTTCTCAAATGTGAAATGTTTGACGGAGGCAAACGAAAATACAATTTTACCTGACGGGAAAAAGATAACATACTAATCCGCTCGGTATCCGCTACTTTTGTCGTAAATCAAAATTCATGCAATGGAAAAGATTTACGGCACAAAGAAGCGGCAGGATTGTCTTGTACGTACAGGACGCTCCAAGTGGATACTGTTTTATGGCTTCGGGAAAGATGATGAGAATAGTGAGAATGGCTGGGAGTACCGGCATACATTCGACCATAAACCCACACTTTCCGAAGTCAAGGAACTTGTTGTGTCCGCTATAAACACGGCTACGGAGGAAAAGATTATAAACGGCTTTGTCTGGAACGGGAAAGCAGTATATCTTTCACCCGAAAACCAATTAAACTTTTCCGCTATAGAACGTAGTGAAAAGATTCCTTATCCGCTTATTCTAAAAATCAATGAACAGGAAGATGGTACGCCCATCTATCATACTTTCGAGAATGCAGATGATTTTATTGCGTTCTCCCAAGCAGCGTGCGCCTATGTGATAAAGACTGTTCAGGAAGGGTGGAAAGAAAAGGATGAAGTGGATTGGACGGTATTTAATTTAAAAAGTAATAACGATGAAAAAGTTGATTGAATGGCTCGGAATGAGTAACAGGTGGAAACACCTCATAGGAGGACTGATTATCGGCATTTTTGCATTTGGTTGGTTTACCGCAATGTATGCCGGAGTTTTGACAGCAGGTGCTTTGGAATATAAAGACAAGGTGCATGGCGGTAGATGGGATTGGATTGACTTTGGTCTTACAGTAGCCGGAGCAATGATAGGACAACTAATAGAAGGAACTTTAATATGGAACAACTAAGCACGATTATCCAAGTTGTCGGTTCGCTCATCACATTAGTTATATTGCCCTTGTTATTGCTTAGAAGCAAAAAGAAAAAGGCAGATGCCGAGGCTGAAAAAACCGAAGCAGATAACATCACAGCTTATGCTGCTGAATGGAAAGAATTGTACGAGAAGAAGGAAAAGCGAGTTGTCGAACTGGACGCCAAAATTGACCACCTTTACGCCGAGATAACCAAGTATCGTGACGCTATCCGCGAGCTAAGCGAAAAGAACAGCGAGCTTGCCGTTCAGAATCAAGCACTGGAATTCCGGAAATGCAATAAACATGGTTGTGCAGACCGCGTCCCACCAAGTGAATATTAACCAAATAAATAAGTATGAAGATATTGATTGATAACGGGCATGGTGAAAACACTCCCGGAAAACGTAGTCCTGACGGTTCGTTGCGTGAATATGCTTATGCACGTGAAATTGCAGATAGAATAGCACATGAACTTTCCGCAAGAGGTTATGATGCCGAACGCATTGTTCGGGAAACAGTAGATGTTCCACTATCAGAACGTGCAAGGCGTGTAAACGAAGTTTGCGGACGATACGGAACGGCCAATGTAGTTCTTGTTTCTATCCACTGCAATGCTGCCGGAAACGGTGCAGAATGGATGAACGCAAGAGGATGGAGCGCTTATACATCGAAAGGCAAGACAAAGGCTGATAAACTGGCAACTTTCTTGTATGAAGAAGCTGAAAAAAACTTTATCAGTCAAAGAATACGCAAAGATAATTCTGACGACGATCCTGACTGGGAAGAAAACTTCTATATTTTGAGTAAGACAAAATGCCCGGCTGTACTTACGGAAAACTTTTTTCAGGATAACAAGGATGATGTCCTGTACCTTTGTTCCGAAGAAGGCAAACAAGCTATTGTTAAAACCCATGTAGAGGCAATAACCAGATATATTCAGAAGTATGGTAAAATGGTTTAAAGATATTGTAGCAATATTGTTTGTGGTATTATTTTTCACATCACTGTTTTTTAATGTGCGTTTTTGCATATCGAATAAAAAGTTACCTATAAATGATACCACAAGAATAACTGTTTTCGATACCATACCCTATTACAAGCCTGTACCCAAGGATAGTACCGTTATTAAATACATCACGCAGATTCTTCCTACTGCAAAACCGGATAGTACGAAACAGACTCCGGACGTAGCAGATACGACTAAACCTCCAAATAAAGACAAAGACAGTGTTGAGGTTGAAATCCCCATTACGCAGAAGATGTATGAAACAGACACATATCGGGCTTATGTAAGTGGCTTTCATCCACAACTTGACAGCCTGATACTTTTTGCCGGGCGTGATATAATGACCGTAACAGGTAATTATCCCAAACCCAAGAAGAAAAAGTTCAGTATCAGTCTACAGGTAGGATATGGAATAACACTGAGAGAAACGCCGCAATTTTCTCCATGTCTTAGTGTAGGTTTATCGTATAATTTGTTTGATTTCTGATTATGATAGATATTATATTAACGGTCAATAAGGAAAAAGTATATGAAGAGGTAGCAAAGACCACATCGTACACCGGTGCGAAAATGGATGATGAGCTTGCCTACGATCGTATATTTACGACGGATGAGGATAAAAGCATGCTTGAACGTTTTTGGTGCGAGAGTAAGAATACCATATGCAACAGTTTAAAGAAAATGCTTCTTGACGAAACGGAAGCTGACAGTGAATACAGGCTTTCGTTGGGGCTGTCGAATTCATTCGATGAAGCTCTAAAAGAAAGTATGCAGCGTAGCTTGTTTTCATTCTTCGTGATGAATGTCACTGCAAAGTGGTACACGTTTACCAATAAGGAAGAAGCTGCCGGATATGCAACGGAAGCTGCTACCTATATGGAGGATATAATGCGTAAGGCATTTTTCAAAAGAAAGCCCATGCGCCCGACATACGAATAATCATTAATTCAAAATATTATGGCAGAAAATAAGAAAACATTAACCGTGACACAACAGGTCAAAGAACTTGTCTATGATATTCAGAACAAAGCGTATTTGACGGGACAGGCACGAGAAGCGGCCGGCAAGAGCTATCAAGTCGCATCCAATATGCAAGCAAGTGATGACGATGAAAACAGCTATCAGATACGTCGTTCGTTGGCCAATGCCTTTTCCTCTTTAAAAAGTCTGCTTGGAGAGTATCTCAATGAGGATAATACAACAAGCGATAACCTGATGGATGAAGAGATAGATAATAACGGTAAACTTTCATTGGAGTTTTTGCTTCCGTCTAACTATAACAACGCTTCGGCGGACGCACTGGGAAATGGCATACATTCATATCTTGTAGATATGGCACTTGGAGAGTGGTTTGCCATAACCAGTCCGGAAGATGCCAATGCGTATATACAACACTCCGGGGTGAGTCTTGAAAACGTGAAGCGTGCACTCTACAAACGCAGCCGTCCGGAAAGACCGACTTATGATTAATTGATGTTCAAGCCTATGGTATATTGTCAAAACAGCCAGTCTAAAACAAAAGCGGTAACACTTGTGTTTAAAAGGGAAGAACTGCTTTACGATGCGGAGAATTATTCTTTTGTAGAGGGCGACATTATGCAAGCGGAAGATGAACACGCCAGACATCAAGTATTCGACATCGGTCAGGACGGTAATGTGGACAGAGTTACGAGAATACTTAACCTCGTACATTCTGAATGCGTGGAAATGTTGTTTCCTTATACGAAAGAAGAAATTTCCGATAAGCAGGAACCCCTTGATAATGTTATGACCGTGCCGGAAGAATACCTCATAACCCTTGTTTTGCCTGTGGAATTTTCATTGTCTACCGTGAAGTTGCTGAAACATCTGATACACGAATATATGGTCTGCAAGGTCCTTGCCGACTGGATGAGCATAACAAATCCAGGCAGCCAAGCCAACTGGGAAGATAAAGCCCGAAATATCCGAATCAAGATACAGACTTCCCTTGTTTCACGAAAAGGCAAGATAAGACGAAAACTAAAACCGTTTTAAGAATAGACAAGAGCCGGGGTGCATCACGCATACCGGCTCTTTCTCCTTATAAACAATCTGATAACCTTAAAAATAACTGACCTATATGTTTCATTTATCGTAGTCTGTTGAGCATACGGGGATTGAACTGGACACTAAATCCTAACAGGCTTTCGGATTTGTCAAGTGTACAAATGAGTGCAATTCTAAATGCTTTGTACGGTGTTCCTCTGAAACCACGCATATATTTGTCTGTACTGCTCCATACAGTATGCCAATTAAACAAATCATTCGAACCGTACAGTACTTGTACTACATGTCCCGACTTAAAATATCCACGTTGAATGATGGTATCTATCGTCTTGAACACATCTGGCTCATCCATTTTGAAAGGGCGGGTAACCACTAATGCCGTTATGTTTTCAGCAGATGATGTAGAAAAATCCACAAGTCTGTTTCCGTCAGCCATTGCTAATGCTTCCGGATACGAATTGACATTGTTCACTATGTCTGACAGCATCATTCCCCAAAGCTTTGACTTCAACGAAAACACATAAGCATAGCGTACAGCCGGGTTATACACAATGATATGCTGATTGGTATAATCATATATCATCCGGCAAGCGGCAAGAAAATCAAAAAACGGAATCATAGCAATATCGTCAAGAGCCGTTCGTTCATTTTCGCTTGCTTTTCCATTATAAACTGATAGAAGTTTATCCGATCTTGGCAAATCAGAAATAGAAAACAAATCTTCCGCATTTAAACTTTCTGATATGCACTGCACAGTAGAACCACTTATCAGCATAATACCTCTATTGGTGGCAAACAGCACTGCATTATCAATTTGTGTGATACTGTTCGTATTTATACAAACCTCCCGTGTTACAGGTTGCCGTGCTGAGTATGATCCCGTATTTGATACTTCTAAGGCCCATACACCTTCTGATGTAAAAGCATAAAGTGGAAACTGACCGAACTGTCCCTCTGATAAAGCTTTTACAGCTGAAGATATACCAAGAATAGTGCCAGTACCTATTGTATTGATACCGAGAACCGGAAAGTGAAATGGATTATTGATTTCCGATGTGTATATTTTGTTCGGTAAATCAATTATTCGCTGTTCACGGGGACTTGCTGTAGGATAATCACTAAGTCCTGTCGGAGGATTTTCCCAACCGGCAAAATAAAAAGCTCCGTTAAGGAATTTGTGCTGTTCAAGTGGCACTTCATAATATTGTGGTAATCCATAATGCGTCACAATAACTGCTTTGTATGCGTTTATATTAGGGTAGAACAAAAACAGCAATGGCGGATCCAATATTGACGCTTGATAAGATTCTCCATTGACCACTATGTCCCGACCATCCTGCTTGATATAGAAGTATACAGAAACAGGCATTGTTCCATCAAAATAAGTAGGGGACATTCCATCAAAATTAGCAACATATCCGTTGGTATATGTAATCATCGCTCCTGTGTTATACAAGTTATATAATTCTTTTTGAATGTTTGCGATGTTAAGTCTTGAATTATAAACAAACGAATAATGTGGAAGCAATTTATCATGACTGTCATAATCATCTGTCATAACTTCTCGTGTTACCAATGACTGTAGATAATCTTCTTCGATTACCAGTTTTGTACGTGTAGTGGAAAGTTGTTCAATACGGAGACTTTCAAGCAGGTAGAATTGCGATGTTGAACGAATATCCTCTTTTACATCATCAATACTTCTACGAGGAATCATCAAACGTCCACTTGGATAAGTCAGTCCGTTGGGGTCAAATGTAAAGGCATATAGTTTATTGAATGTATGATGTTGATAACGAATTGGAAATTTGGAGGTAGAAGCTGCTTGATTTATATGTTTGCATACACAATAAGAATTATAGTTTTCCGATTGTGCAAATCTTGTACATTTTCCGTTTTGGTCATAAGTATAAATAGGTTTTGAAACAAACACATCAACAGATCGAACTATATCTTTCCAATTTTTAAGCATATCAAGGCGAGACTGAAGAACAACGGCACAATCAAGGTCGTGTATCATTCCACATATTCGAAGTTGCGCATCTGTATACTTTCCCTTTCCCGTCAGGTGTGTCCAAAAAACTTGCGGTGCAAGGTCTGATGAAGCAATCATCAGAATCGGAGCCGAGTGCATTGTCAATGTTCCATCGTATAGCCGATAGGCGTATCTTACAAAGAAAGGAAAAATGAATTTGCCCTTATTTGTAGACCTTTCAGCAATAAATTTATTGATATGGGCAAGTACTTGGTCTGTAATTCGCGTTTTATTGTTATCAGAGAATTCATTCCAAATGCTGCCTTCACTAATAGCATCAAATGATATTGAAAATTCATCTGTCCGAACCATTTCACCCTGCAACCCAAATGAAAGTGGGCATTCAGGTATTTTTGTACCAAGATATAAATATCCGTCATTATTTCCTTTCCATAGAAAATAATGCATACCGTCAGTTGACAAGATGAGAAGCGTATTGCCAATAGCTGTTACCTGATATACCTCGTTAAATGAACGAAGAAAAACAGGCTGATGTGCGTCAGAACCATTCCACCAACTGATAGAATTGTTGTTAAAGATGATATAGTGCTTGAAGTTAGCCGATTTATGAATATACATAACCGAATCACCACCTTTGAATTGTAATACTTCGGATGGCGGCAATATGGGTTTAAGTGCACCGTTTTCGGGAATAACACCTATCGATGTTGCCAAGTCCCCATCGGCGCACTCATAGTCCGATGGGTTGGCAGAATACCCGTTGTATTTTATTTCTTTAATCATATCTTTCTTACAAAAGGAGTTTGGTAATGATTGGTAGCAATGTGCCATGATATTGGCTTTCCTTAGGCTCTCCAACGCATAATCTCGCCTTGTCTGTTACACCCGACACATCAAGTATGGCGGAGCACAGCCTTTTAGATGAGGCTCTGAAATGTTTCCCTTGCCTATTGGATGGAAACACACATGCTTCATGCCGACCGCCGGTTGGTGAGCGGTATCTGACATAAAGATATAATTCTCCGTTCTCACTCATAATATCCAGGACATCACCTCGCGAGAGATGAAGTTGCTTGGCTATATGAGATGTAATGTCTATTCTTCCCGAAGAATAGAATACTATATCAGCCTTTCTTGTATTTCCTAATATACTTTCCATTGGGCTTTTCAATTTGATAATAGATGAGACCTTTGCTTGTATGATGTATAGACACAGACAGTTTGACTATACTATCACCGGGTAACCCATGCTCATAAAGCATAAGACCGACCGACGGGCACAGACTTTCAAAGCCTATGCACTTATACTTGTCATTATATTGAATATCGCATAGTTGAGTCGGTTGTCCGATATTTGGATTGACGGTGAAGCCGAAAGAATCTTGTCCGGCAATTCTGAAAACAAACACTTGGGCTGCATCGCCCTTTTTCGCCTTACCTTTGATATGGAGAAACAAGCGTTTGGATAGCGTGATTGAATTGTCGTTACCATCGGCAATCACATAGTAGTTACGTGACTGCCACCATGTTTTTAGTTTTTTGATAATCATAATACGAAAATAGAATGATTCACAGATTATTATGGTTTAACTTTTTACAGACGAATCGAAATATATCCGGCGTGAACGGAAAGAAACTGTTTCGACAAACCGGAATGACAGAGTTGTTTCGATTTCCAGTCGATGCCGGTTGGCGGCTTCTTTTGTTGCAAAAATGTAAGAACAGATTTCTTGCTTTGTTGTTCCTTTTGTTGCTACAATGTTGGCATAATATTTGCGCCCGAAAAGGAATGCCATGATTTCTTTTAATACAGTTGAGTTCATATTGTATGATTTAATCAGTGAATAAATTTGTCTGTCGGGGTTCTTTGGAAACGGAAGAAACTCCGGTAATACTATTTACACGTTCAATTTCTCCGTCAATTTCCGTTTCAAGTGCCTTGCATTTCCGCAAGTTTTGTTGGGTGCGACACTTGAAATAGTCTTTCTGTGCTTTGCGCATCAGAACTACCTTGGTAAAGAATGTTTTTGCATCCATATGATAAATACATTAAAATTCTTTATGGGTTGCTAATTGATAATCTTTCTTTTCTTCTTCTGATAGTTCGTTGTAGCAGCTTTCGCAAACAACAGGGTAACCGTGTTCTTCTTCAAAGTACACACCACAAAGTTGGCAACACCAACCGTCTATAATATCTTCTGCAATGCTCATGATTATTTCATTAATTCAAATTCATACGCCCAAACATAGGGATTGCTTTCCCAAGTGCCTTTACCGGAGACTTTATCTATGAGGGCGGCAAAGGCTTCACGTGGAGTATCAAATCCATTGTCTTTGTTTCCCTCAAATTCATAAAATATAGATGGCGGAAACTCATCATCACCCGAATCTTCATATATCCCTTCTTTCAAGCAATCTTCATCGCTAATGTCCTGTAAGCGTTCAACCTTACGATCTGTAAATTCAATATGGCGGGGCATTAGGTCGGCTTTCACAAACATTTTATTAGTCCAACCGGGATGTAATTTCAGTTCAGGCAATATAGAATCCAAGTATTCTAAGTAAGCTGCATTTTTCCCTTTTCTATGAAATCGGTCAACATCCATATAACTTTGCGCAATGGCAACAACTTCTCCAAGTTCATATTTCGGCAATATCTCGCCCATATCAAACTCTCTTTCATCAGCATCGTACATACAAGGCCAATCAACAATCTTTTTGTCAGAATGGCGTCTGTGTATATTGAATCCTGCGACCCATTCTCCCCTAAAAGTTCTTGGACATTTGATTATTCTTCTCGTCATAGTCTTCCGCCCTTCCAATACAGCTTGAGTTAAGCCAAATTTATCATTGAACATTATTTTCTTCATTGTAGTATTCTTTATTAAAGTGTCCGTTGGCAATCAGCCAATCAATAGCCAATACACAAGATTCGACAGGTGATGCGGTTTCAAAGGATTTCACATAGGGATAAGAGAGTAACCAAGCATCGCTTGTTTCGTGATGCAAGCCAAAAACATTCTCACTGGTTCCTATTCTGATTTCGGTCGGAAGTAACTCCAACAGCCTACACAAACTCCATGCAGGGACATCCTCACCCCACAATCTATCAAATACTTCTTCTCCGGCCATTGGCGATCCGTCAGGATGCTTGTGAAAAGGAAATGCAAGTTTGGCTATTCTTTGAGGAGTCCAAAACTTACCTCTCAATGTAGGCGGCTTGGTTTGTAACTCCCACTCTAAAGCTGGTACCTTACTCTTTGTATGATGATATACCATATCAGCCGTTTCCGGCTTTAGTCCCAAAGCGAGCAATCTTTTTGACTGCTCATGGGTAGTACATATTTGCGATTTAAATTCCATTGCTCTTATTTTTGTTATTAGTTAAAACTGATTGCCACATACCTATAGAACCGTATGTATCCGAAACAATAAGAGGGATTCTCTGTATTATCACCTATCTCAATTCGCACGTTATAGCCTTTCATCCGTAAAAAGCGTGCAGCTATTTCATAGGCGGTGTATCTTTTTCCATGAATATCCCAATAGCTGGATTTCCATACTGTTTGAGGAATACCTTTTTTCAGAATCTTCTTAAAGGCTTTGGCGGTTCGTATAACTTCTTTTTTATTCATATTTGTTCCGATTTTAATTTCTTGTTTATTTCTTTTTCAGCAGCTCTGGTCCCTTTCTTGAAACCCTCTACAAAGCTGTCAAAACAAGCTCTATGGATTTCTAAAGTGCATCTTTGCATAAGTGGACAAATCGAACATTTTTGGCTAAGCCCTGCGGACTTTTTAGCGAGTTTCGTTACATTTTTCATTGGTTTATCCTTTCATTCTGCCTAAAAAGGCAAGTTTAATCACATCATATTGAGTTCCTATCCATGCAAATTCCAACATGGCATTATCGTCTGCAATGTCATTAATTTGCATGATTGGGTAGTTACCTTGATTTGTGCTATAACAAACACACGAACTGTAAATAAAATCCTCAACCTCTTCTTGACTTCTTGGAACATTGAAATAACTGTCAAGGCTTCCGATTATATGCTCTTTCAAGTATTCGGAACTATATGCAGCAGCAATCTTATCTTGATTTCTAAGTGCATATCTCATAACTCATCTTTATCTCCTAATTCAGACAACGCTTGTTCAAACTCTTTGAGTTTCTTAATGGCGTAATCTCTACGATAAGTGATTATATCACGACTTGTATAATTTGTATAGAACCGGTCTATAAGGTTTTGAATAAAAAACCTTTCAGGCTCTTCGCAATGATTCAATAGAATTACATAATTCGTGTTTCGTGGGTGGAAACATAGGAATCTATAATAATTCACTTTGCCGCAAGAACATTCAATTAAGCGTTCATCAGTCTTTAATTTCCTAATGTCTTCAGTGTTCAATATAGGTTTCATGATTTAATCCTCCATATTAGGTAGTAAATCTTCGATGTATGCCCAACGGATAATTTCTGCTTTTTTGTAAAAGTTATCCCAATTCATCGAATCAGGGATTACGTTAAATCTACCATTTTTGCATTGAGCAAGATAATTTCTTTTCCTTTCCGGACATTCTTTTGCATCATGCCACACGCTATTGATGCGCCAGTTTGCACCCCATTCCGCAGCTTTAGTGTGTTCAATAAATCTATCCACAAACCCCGGATTGTTCGGGTCTGCTGCAAACTCATTTGCATAAAGATGTTCCTTTATTGCCTCCTTGATGTTTTTTTTCATTCTTCAACTCCTTTCGGTTTGTTTATCGGTTTCCAATGGGTTATCTTGTAGTCCTTGTAGTTGCAGGTTATTTGGTCTAAATAATCTTCCGTCCACCCGTATTTATTGTAATAAGCTGTCAAGTAATCTACTTTCCATTTGTTACTACAGCATAGATATTCTACCCTTAAAATGCAATATGTTCCAATTGGTGGCACGTCTTCCGTGTCCTCTTTGCATTCGTGCCATTCTTCATGCTCATTCCAACGCCTTGCGATCTCTTCACAAAGAATATTTGAGCTTTCCACATCACCCAAGTGGATTTCTGCTATTTGGTAATTCATACCGTCCTTTATACAAAGTTCCGCATCCAATTCATCCGCACCAAATAAGCGTTTGCCTCGTGCTGGTAGGCAAATAAGTTTCAATGTATCAGTATCTAATTCGCCTTTGGCGTATGCCCAATTCAGTTTTATTTTTGTCATAATCCAAAAATATTTTTGTAAAATTCAAAATTTCTGTTTTCTACCTTTGCATCTTCCGGATAATAAGTAGCGCGATGATACCATGCTTGATAGCATTTCGGGCAAAACCATTGATTTAGCACAGCTATGTAATAGCCTGTAGATGCAGTTTCGTTGCAGTAGTCACAAATTCCTATTGCACCATATTGTCCTAATTCCTCTACAAGTTCTTTCCTACTTATTTGGATTACCTTGAATCCTTTTTTATTGTCTTTTATATTTGCCATACCATTCCTTTTTTATTCACAAAGCCCATAGTAGCTCATACAACTTGTTGCCACATCATCGTCGAACAGAGAACCACCTGCACGTTTACTTTGTACATAACGAACAACATCGCTGATTAGAGGATATTCACCCTTATAATACTTAGATGAAATTTTATCAGGACCGAAAAAACTGCTGTTGAACTGTTGTTCGAGACCTGCAATGTAGCTTATCCTTTCTGGCTCTTGTACGCTGATATTGTAAATGTCTTGTTGTGAAGCCATCACGCAAGGAAAGCAACCAACACGTTTGTAGCCCATTCGGTAGAGAGGATTAGGCTGTATTCCATTTTCAAGTATATAGTCAATCACTTGTTGTGCCGACCAATCGAATACCGGACGCAATAGGTCATCAGCATATTTCTTTCGAAATGCCAATACATCTTTGCGACGATAGGTGTGGTACTTGTCCTTACCATTCTTATCCTTACCGTATGGCTGCACATAATACTTGAAGTACGTACATTGCTTGGACATTTCGGCACGCTTGGCACTCTCGGCAGCACGTATTCCTTGTATAATCAGAACATCATCGTTTACTTCATCGAGTATGTAGTCAATCATCGGAATGGTTTTCAATTCAGATGTGCAGAATCTCCGTTGCGAGGATGGCCAGCGTGATTTCTTTTTTGTCAAATCTACCATACCGTTAAACTTCTTTGACTTGACGGTAATGAGATTTAAGCCAAGTTGTTCCTGTACTTCTTCGATATATTTATAGGTCAATGGGTGTTCCCAACCTGTATCACAAAATACTGTAATAAAATCTTTTGTTAGGTTATTACGCACCCAAAGAAGTGATGCAAGACTATCTTTGCCACCACTGAATGAAACTATTACTTTCATCCTTTACCTCCTTTCTTCAATTCTGCAATAAGAGCATCAGCACCGCTAATGCTCCACTGGGCTAACGTTTCGCTACTTGCATCCACACACTGATTATGTGAATTGGCTGAAAATCCTTTCATTATCTCTTTCGCAATCTCGTATCTGCGTTGTTCCCAGTCTATGGCTTTTTCAAATTCAAGTGCTGTTCCGGGCATTCTTCGACCGTCTTTCGTTATGAATGAACCGCATAAAACCTGCATAGTACCTGACGGTTCAACATCTATGACCTCGCCGGTAGCCTTTACTTTAGCTTTAAGTTTTTCAGCAGCTCTCATTTGTCTCGTGTGTTCTGCTACACAAGTTTTACACCTGTTAGGATATGATTTGCTGAACTCTGAAATATGCTTTGTTTGCCCGCACTCTGTGCATTTTTTATAAATTGAATTGTCCATGGTTATTATTGATTATAAGTTTCTTGAATAGCTTGGAATATCTCATACATTACTTGTGGGACAATCGCATTGCCATATGCCTTTATCGATTCCTGCCGCCACTTTGAAAAGGCAATACCGTCCAATCTGGTGGAAATCCCATCATCTCGGCTACAAACAGGGGATTGAGTTGGGAAGTTTTTCCACCGTTCTGCGAATGATGCTCTCCTAACATTACCGGCAGGTTGCACAGAGCATCCGTCCTCATTTTCCCATTTTTTCTTTTCAATGCTTGTGGGGAAACGGAGGGTTGATAGTCCCTCGCTGCTGGAGTAGGGAGCATCCCATTCACCGCCATTGCTGTCAAAGCTGTGCCCATTTGACTGTTCGGATTGTATTTCTTGCTGTACTTGTCCGCTTCCCGGGCATTGGGAGTAGGAAGCAACCGAACCATTCTCGCAAGTCCTACGCTTCCGTTCTGTCCGTTCTGATTGATTCTCCTCGGAGTCCCGTTTCTGGTCGTAACAAATTGGTCGTTCTTTCCAATTATCGCTCCGGTTGTTGCATCGCTCGCCATCGGAGTGGGAAGAAGCCCGAACGCAGCCCCTGACGAAAGGTTGTTGAGTTTCGTACCCGTTCTGTCTTTCGTTCTCGCAGCAGCTTTCATGGGGTGTTCCACCACTTCCACGGCACGTGGTGTCGGAAGCAGTCCTACCGGATAGAATGTTGTCTTCCCATTTTCGTTGCATACCTTTAACCCCTGCGTCTGCACGGTGGGCAATAAAGAAGACACGGTCTCTTCTGTGCGGCGCTCCGACGGCACAAGCCGGAATAACAACCGGTTGGACGAAATATCCTTCACGTTCAAGGTCGTTACACACTGTTTCGACAACGTATTCCTGCCGATGCAATATTCTTTTTCGGTCAACCTCTCCGAACAGAGATTCTTCACGTCCCAACGCAGTTTCACTGCCGGGTTGTACCATTGAGAGGATTCCAGCAACGTTTTCACCAACAACCCAATCGGGCTGAATCTCCCGTATCGCTCGTAGCATTTCCGGCCAGAGGTAGCGGTCATCTTCCGCTCCCTTTCGCTGTCCGGCGCAAGAAAAAGGCTGGCAGGGAAAACCTCCGGTGAGGACATTGATTTTTCCACGCCACTCTGTAAAATTTGTTTTCGTGATGTCTTCATAACTTTTGCTGTTTGGGAACCAATAATCAAGTATTTTTCTCCCGAACGGGTTTATTTCACAATGGAACATATTTTTCCAGCCCATTTCCTCGGCAGCTATTTCCGGACCACCGATGCCGCTGAACAAACTACCATGGGTAAACTTATTCTTTTCCATGATTACGGATTTTTTGTTTTTGCTACTTTAGTTGGTTCATAGTACTTGCATTTGTCTGTTCCCGGATTGTATGCTGGCCATACCCATTGCAAACGTGTATCGGGTGGATCGGGCAAATAGCGTTTACAACTCTTGCGGATTGAGCAGGTAACGCCCGAACAATAACTATAATCTGTATTCATCGTCATAATGTTTTTAATTAGTTTACTGTTTTCTGAATGACTGCTCATTGCCGAAATTGATGATTAGCATCATTTCACGGAAACGGTCTGCAATTCGTTCGTCGTAATATTCTGCAATTTCTTTTGCCGTAAGATTGGATGAGACCAGCGTACAGAACTGCTCTTCATAGCGAAAAGACAGCATATCCATGGCGGCGGTTACGTAATCGCCATAATGAATGCTTTCTTTCGGTTCGGAGCCGAGTTCGTCGATTGCGAGTATTTCGATTTGGCGCAGCCTTTTGTAGCGTGCCACATCGGAGGTGTTGTCGCGTGTGGGATTGTTATACGCTTTAGCCAGCAAGACGAGTTCTTTAGCCGATACCATCATGTAGCCGCGTATCGGATATGCATCCGCATTGCTGTTATACCCCTCATCAGAGCGCAAGTAGTTTATAAGGTTTTGCAATGCACGCAGAATGGTGGTTTTCCCATTTCCGGCATCGCCGCAAAGGAACAATCCGAAAGTGGAGGCTTCCGATGTAATCCAATTGGAAATGTCCCAAAGGTGCTTTTTGTATTGTTCGGTGGCATTAAATTCCCTATGCCTATGAGCAACTTCCACCCGGCACGCTTCATATAGCATAGCGTAAACTTGCTTGGCGGTATATGGCAATCTAAAACGAGTTACCATATGTTTTCTCTTCATCAGATTTGAGAAGATTACCTCTGCGTTGATTTCTGCTTTCGGGTCTAACTTTATCATCTTTTCTTTTATTTTTATCATTTACAATTCTCAACCATGCGTTGAAGTGCTGTTTGGCATCCTGTAAGGAAGAATGCCGGTCTTTCCCGTCTGCCAGGCATTGCACCCGGAAGTCGTCAAGACTGCTGCGCAAAGAGGAAATATTCGTTGCATGAAGCACTTGTAATTGGTCAAGCCAACACTCGTCTTTTTTCAGTTCGGCAATTTCTTCATCGATAGTCATGGAGTAAGGCTCGTATTGCAGTTCGTTTTGCACTGTTGTACTACCTTGTATCGTTTGTGGATTGTCATTCTTTCGTGGCAGTTTTTCAGTTTGTTTGGGCTTTCTTTTCTCGATTAGGTTATAATCCCCAATATAGCAAACACGACGGCACTGTACGCATATACGACTATACCTTTCCTGAATACCTTTAGAAGTCAATACTTTTTCAGCGTCAAACAATTCTTTTGAAAACAACCCCAGTGTCAGGCAGGTTTTGATTACTTCTGATATATATGCCTCCTCAAATCCCGTAAGCTCCGAGCAAATGAAAGGCAACTCTTTATCCCACTTCATATAATACCCACTCTTGTAGATATTGCAGAGCAGCAGAGCATATACCGTTATAGCTTTTCCACCTTGATACTTGATTAGTTTTCTTATTTTAAGGTCGTTAAATATATCTATATCCAGAGGGAAATAGTCAAGACCTTTTTTAAAAGTTCGTGCCATATCTGACTTTTTTAAAATTCATTTCTCAAATAATCATCCACTTCACGAATGAAATCATCTAGCGAAAAGCACAGAACATATTTGTATTCTCCGTTTTCACATATTATCTTTTGCCATTCTTTTTGTGATGGAGATTGATAGCCGCCTTTCTTTTTCATTTCAATGAGCAGCGCACCATAATCACGATTGCTTTTCAACAGAATCAAATCGGATACACCGGCTGTTACGCCCTCAGCTTTCAATTTGTCACCTGTAACAGTATCACGTCTTCCTCCGTTCGGCACAGCAAACAACCGGCCTTTTAACTTCGGATACTTCAAATTGAACCACTTTACGCAAGAGCATTGTATGCGATGTTCCTCATCGTCATATTTTTGCTTCTTTTTTCGTTTCCTTTCCATTTGAAGCATTTCCTCAAGTGTCATTGTCGCTTTGCTTTTCGGGTGTAACAATGGTGTCTTTTCCGGTCTTGTCTACTACAACTTTTTTCCCACCAACGGTTATCGTTGTCCTGCAACCTTCGGGGAGAGATTGTATGAAATTTCGTACAACAGGCGAATTGGCATTTTCACTGATGGTATCCGTAATGGACTCATCTGCGGCATATGGATAGACGTCCATAATGGCAGTTTCCGCTACCGATGCAATTTGGTAGTCGGCCATTGTGCCTTTCATACCCTCATCCAGTTTATTTACTGCATCACGCAAGTCGGCTGCTTGTACCAGTACGTTGGTAGCCGTCTTTTTTTCTGCTCCACTTTTTTCATCTGAGGTAATGAAATACAGCTTGCACTTGAACCAGCGGTCGGCACTGTCTTCCTCACAGGGAAAGAGCTCGCTATAGTTGGCACGTTTAATGTCGGAAACTGTAAACTCACCGGAAATAAAGGGTGTCATTTCTTCAATGATGCGTGCTTCCGCTTCCGTGAAGCTGAGCGCGTCAACCAGATAGGGTTCTGTTACTTTCTTGTTCATTCCGTTATCCATTGTCTTTTCATAACGGATTTTACATTCAAACCACGTGTGCATCATGAGTTCATTTTTTCTTTGAGTTGTTTACTGACTACAAGTTTTACTGTTCGTCTTGCCGGAATGATTACCGTTGTTCTCTTGTAGATATTACGGGCTTTCCTTTCTTTTGTGATATAAGTCTTGATAGTGCCAAAACCACGTATATAGACACTTTCACCTTTACAAAGTGCTTTCTCAATAGCATCAAAAGCACAATCTACGGCTTGAATAGCCTGTGAGCGACTAATAGTCGTATTGTTGATAACATGTTCAACGATCTCAATTTTTCTCATTGTTTTTATTTTTATTAAAATGATAGATCACTATTGTTTGGTCTACAATTCTCAGTTTTGTATTGAGTATTTTCAACTGATTTTTTCATTATGATTCTTGATTTAAATCCGCAGATAGAAGTAGGACGATGGCTGCAATGGCAAAACTCATTCCTAAAATGGCATACGTATATGCTTTAGAGGATTTGGATTCTAAAGCAAAATGAAAGTTAACAGCAAAAATGATGATATTCAAAACAATAAATATTATATCAAAATAGATTCTCATATTACTTCTTTATTTACTGGTTACTATTATTTTTCCTCATAATCACAAATGCTAATAGGGATTCTTGTTAAATGTTAACGAAAGCCCATTTGTAGCGGCTGTTATTTCTATCTCTGGATATAATCTTTCTATTCCATGGATAAACTCCGTAGCATTGCTGTTATTGTCGGACAGATGCAGGAGTAGAATGTTGCATACTTGAGACAGGTCATTGGCTTGCAATGTGAGGAGACAGTTATCATAGGACATGTGCGACTTAATGGTGCGTTCGTAGCGTTTCTTGTCAATGCGCCCGGCAGTGAAATTTGCATCAAGAATTTCCTTGCTATAATTGCACTCCAACATTACATTGTTAAGACCGGGAAATTTGTATTTTAGGAAATAGGTGTCTGTGGCAAACAGCACTGTTCCGCACTCTTCATGACGGATGAGGTATCCGTAAGGTTCCGCAGCATCATGTTGTACAGGGAACGGTATCACTCTAAATCCATTTATCACAACTTGTTCGAATGGCAACAGCCCTTTTGCCCAATAGCTGGAAGAGAAACCAAGCGCATGTTTTGTGCCTTGACTCATATAGCAAGGTATGCAGGCGTTTATAAAATCGCCCACACATTTGGCATGGTCGCCATGCTCATGGCTGACGATACAACCAACAATGCTGTTTAGATTGAAGTCAAGAACTTTTTTTACTTTGTTGAACTTAACTCCGGCTTCCACTGCAAGTACCTCACCAGTCTTTTCAGACTGGAAGAGGTAACAGTTGCCTGATGATGAAGAACCTAACACATGAAGTTTCATTTCAAATAGGATTAATAGCCCGGTCCATCATCCTCGGTTGAGGCTTGGTTTTCGGTACTTGTTTCACCTTGGGGCTCTTTAATTTCTCCTGTTTCAGGGTCAACACCTGCCGGAACTTCGTTGGAAACCGGAGCTACTGCATCATCAAAACTGATAGTGCCTTTGTTGGCTTGCGTGGAAATTTCTTTCGCAACCTGTTCTGTAACATCGACATAATCGGCGTCCTCTACATTTTCTTCAACGGTACGCATACCCATTGACAGTTCCGGTGAGTATGTAGAGCACCAGAACGAGGCGGCACGGTAACGTAACATCTGTTCGGGCATAGTACGCCACTTGCTGCCGTTTTTGCTATACCAACCCTCATCAATCGCCATTTGTATGGTAACGGCTGTACCACGTAAGGCAAGTGGTGATTTTGATGTAACCGGTTTTCCGTTCTCATCATGCGTAACACCTTTAGGAGTAGTCCATGCCACACACTTGACATTTGCCACACCGTTATTGCAAACTCCATTTGATGTCAATTCAAACTTCAGTGGTTCAAAGCGTCCACAAGTATTGATAGTGGCAATTAGGAACTTGGACGACCAAGATGGGCGACCATATACAATGTACAAGTTCTGCATTACCATAAGAGGGGATGCGCCAATGCGTGTGGCCACATCGAATGCGATTACGCAGTTGGCTACTGCTTCGGCTTCAGAGACCGTTTTTTTAGGTCCTTCTCCGGTCTTACCGCCAACAACACCGCCAATGCGGTAACTTTCGGGTACAAGACTGGAATTGGCAAACATGGTGGAGAAACGGTTGAGCGTTTCAATGGTTGTCGGGTCAAAGAAGTTGATGCCAACAGGAACGTTACTTTGATGTGTAACCGGTGTGATTTGTCTTTCGTTCATAATTCTAATAATTAAAGATTTAACTATTTATTTTACTGTTAGTTGACTGTCTGTTGTAACCTGCAAGAATATCATTTGTGCGTTGGAAGCAATGAATGTATTCACGCTTTCGGCACGGTCAATGAACATTGGAGCATAGACTTCGTAATGCCTTGCCAATGTGTTGGTGATGTCAATACCTGCGTTCACTTGCTTTGCTGTATTGCACGTACCATAGGACACACCATCAATTATAGGGATACATACTTCGTATTCGTTTCCGTCAAGAGTGGTATCGAAAAGTTTCCAGTGTACCATGCCAAACAGCGAGTTCAAACGGCTCTCACAATCATCAATGCGAGCTTTGGCAAACTTAGCAGCTATATATTCACGTTTCTCTATGTCGGCTATCTTCTGTGCGAGTTCACGACCTTCCTTTTCAAGACGCTCTATTTCTTTATCATAGTTGGCGATAATGGTACGGTTGTTTAGTTGGATTTCCAAGTTCTTAATAGCAGATTTCACCAACTCGGCACGTTCGGACAGTTCGGTATCTGTCTGAGTATATGTGATATTTGCTATTTCTTTTTCTATCTCATCCAAACGTTTTAGGTTTGCTGCATACGCAGGCAGCTCGTTTTCGTTGATGGCGGACGGTGCTGCTTTCGGGGTGGATTTCAGACGATCATACAGCCCTGCAATACATTCGTCAATGGCAGTAATCTTTTTGGAATGCTCTACAAGTTCTTCATTACGCCTGTTTAATTCCTCTCGGTATGATTCGACTTGTGTCGACAGGGATTTTCCACGTGATTGATTCTCTTTGAGCCTGTTTTGTTTATATTCTTCAAACTTTTGGAGAGCGTCTTGTATCATATTGTCGGGTAAAGGCTGGCCGCAATGAGGACAGATATTATCACCGGTGTACTGTGTGGCACGAATGGATGCCCATTCGGAACGTAATTCTTCAAGTCTGCTTGTTGTTCTAGTTATTTCTTCGTTCAAATACTTGATGCGTTCTTTTGCACGGGTAATGTCTATATTGCAATCCGATCGTTCGGAATGAATATTCTTCAACTCTTTCTCGATTTCATTACGTGTTTCGTTCTGCTTATCGGCTTCCTCCTGACGACTTCTCCTTTCTGCGGCAAGAATATCCTTCTGTTGCTGTTCGATTTGCCGTTTTTCACGGTTCAGCGCAGCTTTTTTATCGATGGCAGATTGCTTGCGAGCATCTTCAGAATGCAGAAGTTCGTTTATTTCTTCCAGCTCTTTCTTTTTGTCGGTGAGCATTTCTTCCAATGAGTTCCAATCCTCGGCTTCTGGTTTCATCTTGTCCGTTTGGTCGATACGTGGCTTGATTTCATCCGCTTGCATTTTTAGACGTTTTTTCTCTGCGGCAATCTGCCGACGATAATCCGCCAATGATTTGCCACTCAACATGTCTACGAGAGCGGTAAATTCTGCATTTCCCTGCGCCAATTCGTTGTCTGTTTTGGCTCCGGCAATGGACATTAACACTTCACGTTGAACATCTTGTTTTAACGATAGGAAATACTCGGTATTGGTTAGCATCTTGAAAAGGTTCTCATCAATGATTTCGGCATTTATACGTTCCTTATACTCATTGACACGAACAGGTACGCCGTCCCATGTGCATTCGGTGACATTCCCCTTGAACACTTCCTCTACTTGTCCACGAGGTTTGACCCATTGCTCCTTATACTCTCGTTTGATGGTAATTTCCGTTCCATCAACGACTAATGTTCCCTCTACGGAGCATTCACAATGCTGTAGGGGATTGCCCTTTTCGTCTGTGGTGCGCAAGTTGAAGTCTTTACGGTCTTTGCTGTCCTTGCCGAAAAGCAGCCAACAGAACGCATCCATGTGCCTGGACTTGCCGAGACCGTTACGACCACAGATACGTGTAACAGTGCCATCTGTATGGAACTGTGTTGTCCTTTCTTTTTCTCCACGCCAGTTGCGAAGCGTGATTGATTTTAGCTGAATTGCTTTCATCTACTTTGATTTTTAATAGTGAAAAAATAGTGGGAGGAACAGGATTTGAACCTGTGTCCTGCTGCATCTTGGCCATTTGGGTACGTACCGCCGCTCTATCCGCTGAGCTATCCTCCCTTATCATTTGAAATAGTCTTGTTGTAACCTTTGTAGTGTACGCAGTTCGATTGTGCGGTATTCAACTTTGCCCGGACGCTTGCAGGGGGTTATTTTACCCTGCTTGCGCCATCTATCCACATTGCCACGCCCAAACATAGCGTATGCTTTTCGCTGGCTGACCATTTCGGGGTCATTGTGTGTATCGGCAAGCATACGGACTACAGAGGACGCTACATCGCGGACGAAAGTGTCATAAGTAACGGATTTATCGGGAAAATCAATAGTGAGCATAGGATTACGGATTAAAGTGAATACTCTGCACGATAATTTTCATCGGTTTTAATGAAATATGTAAGCACTTTTATTAGGGAACGTTTAGAACCGGGCTTGGCAATAGAGTCAACCAGACTTTCTCTCTTTTGCTTGTCTGTAGCAATAAAGATGTAGCCCACGTGTCTTGCTTCCGGTTTAAGAGGCTTGATTTGAGAATTTAATTTTTTGAAATTGATAGACATGATATTGTAAGTTAAGAGGTTATTTGTTTTCATTTTGAAACTCCATCCATGATATACGTACCAGTTTCCATGTGAGAAAGATGAATACAGCTGATACAAGATAGCCAATGAACGATGCGATGTTTCCAAGTATGATATGTGCCACAATGCTGACAACCACCGCAAAAAGCATGATGCAGGATAGTATCAGTTGTGAAATATTTACAAATTTGTTCATGATGATTACAAATTACGATATTCTGATTACTGTTATGATACGCTTTTCTCGGTCCGTTTCTGTCTGGTACTTACGATTCAGGATAAGTCCGAGATCGGAAGCCTGAGCACGGACGCTCTTAGTCTTTTCAATGGGGAAAGTAACCGTTTTACCTACTTCCAAATCCGTTAAAGTTGGACGTACTTTTACTTGATTTTCTGCCATTTTATTTGTTTTTTATGGGTTATTGTTTAACTTTATAGTGCAAAACTAATATATTTATTCGTGGCGAACAAATATTTTCGTCATAAAATTTAGTGTATGCGAAATTAAATATTAGTCGACTAATTCAAGTTCCTGTAAATCATGAATTTAGAAATTGTTAGAAAATTGAGCGAAAACAGAGGTGGTGGATTAAAGAAACTTGCTGCTGATGTTGGAATGAGCGAACAAAATCTACATAGATGCATTAGAAACAATAAGATTCAAGCGGCAGACTTAGAGAAGATTGCTTTTCTATTAAAAGCTGACATACGAATTTTTTTTGATGATGAAGTATCAAGACTATCAAATAATACAGTTGAAACAAACGGCGATTTTAGTCCTGCTTCGATGATGGGCAACGTGTCTGTAGGCACAGATGCTATTCTTGTAGAACGAGTGAAGCATTTGGAAGAATTGTTGGCTGAAAAGGAGAGGTTGATTAAGGTTTATGAAAAGTTAGTAGAGGGAAAAAAATGAGATATATAGTTGGAATAATATGTCTTATTACTTCTTTACTGTTATGTGCTTGCAGTGAAGATGACGAGAAAGGCGCTGAACGCTATTCGGGTGTATTTTTGAGTATGGAGGCTATAGATGCTATTACTCCGGAAGATTCTTTTTCTGATGTCATATTGCATAATGTTGAGTTTGAAAAAGTGGAAGTAGGAAAAGGAGAGCCTATAGAAGCTGGTGATTACACTGTGAAGACAGAAACTACTTACGACTTAATCATGCAAGAATCCGAAGCTGATCTGTATATAAAAACAGAAAAAAGAACAGATAAAATGTTTGAGGCAACTTATGTATATAAATATGTTTTTAAGCAGGGAACTTACGGAGTGATTGAAGTATCAGAAAATGCTATTACGGTCAACGGATATCCATATTGTAAACTTCAAAAATTTACACTAATACGTACTGAACCAATTGGAGAAAAATATTCCAAACAAGATACAGAGACAGAAAATTACAAGGGAGTATTCTCCTGCAAAAGCAATGGTAGAAGCATAACTTTGTCAAATAGTGATTATATGTTTGAAGCCGCGCTTGATGGTAACGAATGTAGGTTAACAGAATTATCTCCTGAACATAAAAATATCGGCACATTAGAAAAGCAATGAACGGAGAGTACCCATATTGTAAAACAGAGCCTTTTATGGATGAATTGAAAAAAGCCGCATTCAATGCTATCTACAAAGATGGTTGTGATAATTGTGGAGATTGGATAGATACATTGGTAAACTGTTATTCCGAAGAAGTGGTGGACACTCTTGGGAATAATCCCAATGAGGTTTATGCAGAATTGGAAGATATATGGGAAACCATGGATTATGAAGACCCTCGAACCGGTATTTGCCTAACTTATCAGAATTGGGCAGAATATTTCACAGGGGAGTTTGCCCATACAATCTACAATGAATTGATTAAATCAAAACAGGTGAACGAACGTAAATAATCCGTTTTAAAGCGTTCAAACCTTTAAGATGATAAAAGTATCGTTTTTCGTATTTGTGTTGATTGTGGCTTATCTATTTGCCTTAAATGGGTAATATATCAAGACTGGTAGCGGCGAGTTCTTCGATAAATGGACGAAAACATTAATCATAATAGACAGATACGAAGAAATTGAATAAACGAATATTGTTGAGAAGTATTATATAACTCATTGAAAAGTATCTTATTTTGGCAGCGGCGCAGGCAGCTGTTGAGGAATAATTCCTAGATAGAATTATCATATTATAGCATTATCAGGCTGTAATTACCGGTTTTTCGGTGGTTACAGCCTGTTTTGCGCTTGGACGGTTCGTGCATTTGACCGCACTATTCGAGCCAAATGAACAGAAATGTTTGCTCTATGTTTACCCCGAAAAGCACCATGTTTTCCACTGTTTACCCCGGATAATTCTGATGTTTTTTAATATGTAAATTCAAATCGATTATGACGACATTAAAAGTAACCGTAAAGAGACCGAAGAGTGATGGACTTTATACAGTCTATATTCGAGTGACGCATGCGCGTAAGTCCGTTTACATAAATACCAATAAGGTAGTGGACGCAGCGCATATTTCCGACAGTGGTGAACCGACAGACCCGGTGGTAAAAGAACATTGTTCACGATTGGTCCGTGAGTATATGGATCGGTTGAACCGTGTGGACACAACCGCCTGGGACGTGAAGGAAGTGCTGGAGTATTTGCAAGAGACCAATCAAGATGTCTGCTTCAGCGAATATGCCCGGGAGTTTATCCGGAAGATGGCCAATGACGGGCATGAGCGTAATGCCAAGAACTACAAGCTGGCAGTAAACCATCTGGAACGCTTTGTGGGGTCTAACAAAGTTATGTTTAGCTACCTAACCTCTGCTGTTCTAACCCATTGGTTGGAGTATCTGTCCAAAACCAACCGGGCAAAGGAAATGTACCCCACCTGTGTCCGGCAGATTTTCAAGAAGGCTCTGGTCGAGTTCAATGATGACGAACGGGGTATCTGCCGCATCAAGTTCAACCCGTGGCTGAAGGTACAGATACCGAAGTCTGATACCACGACGAAGATTGCCATCAGTGCAGAAGCCTGCCGTGAGTTCTTCAACCGCCCCTTGCCCAAGACCAAGATGCTGGCTTCTACTCCCGAACTGGGAAGAGATGTGGCACTTCTTTCCTTGTGTCTGGGTGGCATCAATACAGTGGACCTCTACTTGATGAAGAAGACCGACTATCGGGATGGCATCATCTGCTACAAACGAGCCAAGACCCGTCACAGCCGCAAAGATGAAGCCTACATCGAAATGCGGGTGGAACCCTTCATTCAGGCTACCTTTGACAAATACCTTTCTACCGATGAAAACGATGAATACCTTTTCGTATTTCACAGCCGTTTCACGGATTCCGACAGCTTCAATGCAGGTGTAAACATCGGTATCAGAAGAATTTGTACGGACATGGGAATGAAGAAGGAAGACTTCTACCATTTCTATACCTTCCGTCACACTTGGGCGACCATCGCACAGAATGACTGTGATGCCAATCTGTATGAAGTGGCCTTCGGTATGAACCATAGCCATGGTATGAATGTGACTCGTGGTTATGTGAAGATAGACTTCTCACCTGCCTGGAGGCTGAATGCCAAGGTAATAGACTTCATCTTCTTCAGCACCAAGAAGAGTAAGCAGGGAAAGGCAAAGGATCTTGGTGCGCCACAGGACAAGATGTTCCGCATTTCACCCAAGATGATGATCTATGCCCGTGCCTATTTCAAAGGTGAAGTGATTGCTGAGTTGACCGACATCGGGTTCAGCAACGTCGATGAAGTCATTGACAAGCTTGTGCCGATGTTGCGCAAGGACATACCCGACGGCTGTAATGTTCAATTCCGTCTGACGAATTGTGATTCTCAAAAAGAAGCTGTGTATGAACGCAGTAAAGGAAAAGGATTTTAAGTAAGATGTGTTGTTATGTGGAAAGCCATCCATTTCATTGCCTCAAATGAAATGGATGGCTTTTGCGTAGAACTATGTTTGATGGGACTTACCCCTTGGGCTTTTGGTAAGGTTATGTAGCATTTAACCAGAGGGAAAACACTTGTTCCTTCCCCATAAGCCACACTACCCTTTGCGGTTAAGTGCAGCTCGTTTGACCTCCGGCTACCTGGCTTTATTTCGGCGGTGGAGAGGAACGCAGACTGGCAAAGACCAACACGGCGACAAACACCAACAGCTTCCATAGCAGGACAAAGGCATGTTTCAACAGCCACACCGCCAACTGAATCAGATTAATGGCAAGCCACAGACCCAGCTTCAGCACGATGCAGAACACGAACACCACCGGTACCAGATATATGAAGAATAACAGTAAAACCATAACATACATTTTAAGTGATTGACTACCCGTATATAGGGTGTTATCTATACTCAAATATACTAATAATCAACGAGATAAGGAAATTTTCCAGTCTCTTTTTAATGTATTTTGGGTCACTTTTTCACCTGGTTCTCAGGCTGTTTCAACCTCCAAACCAAGGTGCAGACAACAGCGAAACATCGGTAGCATGAACATTCATGCAGTCGTTCTTCCGTCAATGCTTCAAATGCACTTGGTCCAACAAAAAGATAACAAAAAATGTTTGACCACATGTTGGACCAACTTCTTTTCCCTCTCGTTCTTTGACCATCGTTCGCAAGCGCCCAAAATCCTTTTCCCTTGAAGTATGATACATCAGCGCAAGGTACATGACGCGACGGTTTGCCGATGAACATCTATATGCTTTGAGAGTTTCATGAACCAAGAGTTCAAGGGACTTTCAGAATGGGCAAACCCGAACACGCTTGTTTGCCTATACCTATATATAGATTGCTTCGTTCGTTCCAACTTGAGAATATCTGTTCTGATGTCGGAGCCATCAAGCTACGCAGATGGACTGTACCACGGAAACAAAGCTGCAGGTACATCCATTTCTTTGTAAGCAGCATCAATGTAACTTATATTCCGTAGAGCTGATGACCGCTGTCGCAAATTAACCTTGGAGAATGTATCTCACGAATGTCATCCTCTGCTGACCAATCCCCAATGTATGTTGAACCGACAACCCCCGTAACCGGGGTTCCATGGTGCAGACGACCCGCATTTCATAGTACGCGGAAAGCCTGGTAATCAAGTAAGTTGTACAGAAGATTTCTCCAAAGAATGATGTTGTGCATTTTTGTTCTTCGCAAAATTTTGCGGTAATTTGGGTCGAGAAATACCCGGGGAGCCTTCGAACTGCGTTGCATATGGAGCCAAGCAAGTTGTACCCTTGTCATTACAAAACAAGTTTTGTCCTCACAAGGGTCACTTGCCGACTGCCGTGCAGCGGAGCGATGTGCATCGCTGTTTCGCTTCGCGAAAGAGGTGTCCGGGAATCCGAACAACTAAAGTCAAGGCATATGAAGAACCAGCGTACCAAAGTATTTCAGTTACGGCTTACCTCCGATGAACTGTTGAATCTGAAGGAAAAAGCCGTTCCTTACCAGTCTGTGAGCAACTATATCCGGCAGGCCGTGCAGGAATTTACCCATGTGGATGTCAGACAGCAGATTGAGATGATGCAGGACTTGCGAGCATTTTACCGGAAGTTCCAGAACGAATTGTCCTGGGCAGGCAGTAACTTGAATCAGTCGGTCAAGCGGGCCAACGAACTGGCGGTCGCCGGACTGCTGGCACCCAGTTATGTGTATGAGGTCCTGCTTCCTTCGATTCAGGATATGCAGGACACCTTGAACAAGCTGAAGGAGGATCTTGAATTGCTGCACCGAAACTCACGGCTGATGCGGTAAGCACATTCACCATTCAGCGATATGGCATACCTGGAACCTTGGAGCCTCCCGATTGGGCATCCGAGGTTTCGTGTTTTTTAGCCCCCAATTCCTTGTTTCACGAATCACCCAACAAATGAACATACCATGATAGCAACCATCCTTCCCGGAAGCGCCGACTTCCATGCCGTCGGCTACAACGAACACAAGGTCTTTAAAGGAGTGGCCACCCTGCTGGAGATGCGGAACTTCGGTGGACTGGACGCTTCGGAACATCCGACCGCCAAACAGCTGGTGCAGTTCCTCCAGCTCTATAGTTCCCAGAACAGCCGGATTCAGAAACCTCAGTTCCATGTAGCCATCTCCTGCAAGGGCCACGAGATGACGGAACAGCAGTTACTTGATTTCGCGCACCAGTATCTGCAGGAAATGGGGTATGCCGAATCCGGACAACCCTGGCTCATCTATGCGCATCACGATACAGACAACACTCACTTGCACATTGTGACTTCGAGAGTGGCGCCCGACGGTCGCAAGATACAGCACGACCATGAACGCAGGCGCTCGCAGGTGGTTATTGACAAGATACTTGGAACCGACAGAACACAAAAGACAGAGAAAGACATCGAGGCCGCCAAGCAGTACAGTTTCTCCTCCTTTGCCCAGTTCAAGGCCGTGATGGGAACCATGGGCTATGAAGTTTTCCAGAAAGACGGGAACGTCTTCGTCAAGCAAGGCGGCCGAATCCAAAAGAAACTCCCCCTGACAGAGATTGAAGTTCTATATAAGAAAGGTTATCAGGACAAGGCACGCAATCGCCAGCTGAGAGCCTGCCTGAAGAAATACCGGGATGTATGCGCCAATAAGGAAGAACTGCAGAAGGAAATGAAGAAGAATTTCGGCGTGGATGTGGTCTTCTTCGGCAAGAAAGACAAACCCTACGGCTACATGCTGATTGACCATGCCAACAAGACCGTCATTCATGGTGCCCGGGTTCTAGCCGTAGAAGAACTCCTCGACTTTGCTACTCCCGAACAACGCTTTGATCGGATTGAAGCCTACATTGGCCAGTTACTCCAGCTGAACCCCAAGATAACCCAGGGAGAAATCTTCCAGAAACTCAAGAAACAGCATGCCTATATAAAGAAAGGTGTCATCTTCTACGACGGCCAGTCCCGACCTCTTCCGGAAGAAATGGCAGCAGCCATCAACCGCAACAACCGCATCAGCTTCATCGAGAAGTTCCGTCCGCAGAATGAAGCCGAAGTGGAACTGCTGTGCAAGGCTTTCAAGGTGGACCGCCCGGATATGGTAAGCATCTCCACGGAGCGTCCTCCCAAGTATGCCGATTCCGTCAGCCGCCTGCATGAAATCTTCAGTGATTCCGAAGTGAAGTCCCCCCGCAGCGCCATGTACCAGGAAGGCTTCATCATCCGTCAGGTCGATGATACCTACTATGCCATCAACTTCAAGGAACATATCCTGATCAACCTGAATGAAGAAGGCTTCGATGTGGAACGGGTGAAGAAGAAATCCAAGAAGCCAAAGCGCCAGGGAGTGCCGTTCAAGAAGTCCAAGAAGAAGACGCTCAATCCAGTCAAGAGTTTGCAGCGGAAGTCGCATCAAGGACTGGGCAAACTCCGGAAAGAAGGTGTCGGCAGCCACAGCGCCAACCGTGAATGGGAAGTCGGCAAGAAGACCAACTACGACGAAGTGGACAACGGCCACTCCATGAAATGGTAAATGAATGATGGACAGATGATTGAATATTGTTTGATTGAAGGAAATCTTCGCATTTTCAGTTTCATGGGACTACCTTCTGTAATCTTTTCGGGCATATAGACAGAAAAACTCCGGTAAAACAGCTCAAAATACAAAAGTTTGCCCGATTCCCTGCACACTGATGTTGTGCATTTAGGTTATCAATATCCTGGAATTTATTTTTGCTTCCGATTTAATTCAGACGAAAAACAACATGATACAGACACCTGTCATAGTAACCTTTGCCAACCAGAAGGGAGGTGTCGGAAAAACCTCCCTTTGCGTAACCTTCGCCAATTACCTGGTGACGAAAGGCGTCCGTGTGGTCGTTATCGACTGCGACTTCCAGCACTCCATCATGAAGTGCCGCAAGTCAGACATCAAGCGCTACGGAGAAGAACTCATCCCCTATGAAGTATGGTCCTACGAAGTCAACGACAACAATGCCATGACCTCGCTGGTCGAGAAACTCCATAACGACCCGGAGATAGACGTGGCGCTGATGGACTCACCGGGCAGCCTGATGGCCAACGGACTGGTGCCGATGTTTGTCAACTCCGACATCATCGTTGTGCCTTTTCACTATGACCTGGTAACGGTTCCCTCCACCGCCAGCTTCCTGATGTTTTTGGATCGGCTCCGTAAAATGGTCGGTGCAAAGATGAAAGCCCGGCTCTTCATTGTACCCAATCAGCATGATCTCCGTGTGGGCAGGCGCTCGGAACTCCTCCTTTGGGACAACACCCGGGAAACCTTTTCCAACTACGGGTATGTCACCGCCAAGATTCCCAAACGGGCAGACATGGAAAGGTTCAGTACCATTGCAGGTCTGGATATGGCCTTGCCGATAGCAGCCCAAGTTTTTGACAAGCTGTATTCCTGCATCTTCGACACCCTGGACCCTCTGCGGGAAGTGGAACTCTCCGGCATCCAGCTCACGGAAAACCTCTATCCCAAGAGCGGAAAGAAAAAGTATCAGGCCGCCGCCACATCCATCGCCCTGTCCGAGGACGCAGCAGAAGATGAAAGTGAAGCAGCAGAGCCAGACGATAATCAACTCAATCAGTAACCATCAAAATAGCATTGCGTATGAAAAATGACATTCCGGCATTGGATGACCTTATGCAAGGCATCAATGACCCCGACATCATTCTGGCAGACGAATCGCCCGATATGTTGGAACCCACACCCCAATCTCACAAGGAGGAAACAACGGAAGAGAACACCGAAGCAGTCCTTTCTCCTCAGGTTGAACAGGAAAGATACTGGAACGACTTCCTGAAACATCTGGAAGCCTCCGATGAACAGAACGACAAGAGCGAAAGGCTGGTCTGCAGGCTGGACCGCGACCTGGCAGACTCACTCGACGACTGTGTCATCTACAACCGTAGCCGCTCCGACATGGTCAATGCCATCGTCCGCTCCTTCTTCGATGCCTACCTGCCGCAGCTGGCCCAGTTTCGCAGGGAAAAGAAATCATTGTTTACCAACTTCAATCAGCAAGCCTATGAGAAAGAGAAGAACTAACTGGACCGAACAGAAAATAGCCCTGCTCGTCCAGCTGTATCCCATCGAAACCACACCCCACACGGCACAGGTGCTGGATATGAGCGAACGCTCCGTGAAGATGAAGGCACGTCAGCTGGGGCTCAAGAAGATGGAAAAAACCCGTTGGCTCGAACGTGCAGACTACATACGCAACCACTTCGGGCACCGCTCCTTTGCCGAAATCGGAAAGGATCTCGGTGTGTCCAGAGAATATGTGCGGAGAATTGCCGCCAATATGGGCTTGAAGCGTACCCCATCGGAAGACTTCAACCTCTTTTCAAGGATTCACACCGACATCATGCGTCGGGAAAGACGCAGGGTCATCTTTGGGCTGAGTCCCATCACCCGCATTAAGGTTGTGTCCAACCGGGCCCGAGTCCGCCTCCGTTCCTGGCTCAGGTCACAGGGCTATGTGGCCGGAGAGGAATACGGCATACTCTACTATCCCGATCATATCCGTCGAATCAAGGAATCGGAAATGAGAGGCGCCAAACTGGGATTCCGTTTCCTGCCTTTTCCGGTCGAAGCCACGGTGGTATTGTCTAACCTGCTATAAAGAATCAATCATGACCTATGGACAAATAATCTCGATCCTCTTTGTGGCGCTGTTATGCTACTATGCCTTCTTGATTGTGATGGACATCCAGCGAGCCAAGGCAGCGGAAGCGGCAGAACAAGATAACCATGTAGAGGAGGATATAGACATATCGGACGAAGCCCAGTCTTTCCGACCTCACAAGGTGAGTCGGGAGGAACCGAAGAAAGAAGAGGAAAAGAAAGAAGATTCTCCAAGCGAGAATGCTTCTGAAAACAGTCAGCATGACGATGCTTCTCCAACTCAATCGGATGCCGATACTTCACAGGAATGGAAAGAAGAAACCGAAGATGAACAAGAGGAATCAGACAATTCTGAAGATGTGTACAATGAAATTGAATCTGGTACTACAACTCCTTCACAGGCAACTGAATCGGATAACGAACAGGAAGCAGCTTCTTCCCAATCTTCTGATGATGAAACGACCGAGGGAACTGCTGAAGAAGAATCTGAAAAACCTTCTGGCGAACAAGCATCCGAAGAAAGTACCGATGACGACCAACCCTACCGCTCACCGACCTATCGAGAAGCCATCCTGACAGACGGCATTTTGGTGGATGACATCTTCAAAGCCATCGACCAGTTGGCCGAAACCGGTGAATGTGACCTGGGTACCATTATCTATCACTGCGAAAGCATGCGATATGCCGGGTAATACACCCGATACTACTTGGACGAAAGTCCACCGTTCCTTTAGCGACCTCTGATACTTGAATGACCTCTGTTTCTTTGGCGACCTCTGTTCCTTTGGCGATGAAATCCATTATCAAAGAAATATACAATGAAACAACTCAATCAACTCGTATGCGGAAACGAAAGCATCTTCCGCTCTATCCAGCGTTCTTCTGAAAAAGCAGTCAACCGCCTTATGGCCTGCAGTGTGGTACAGAAATGCCTCATGTTCATCTTTGCCCTTACGGTATCGGTCGGTGAAGCGATGGCAGGCAGCAAGGGAGCCGCAGGCTTTACCAAAGCCACCCAGGAAGTGAGTTCCTACCAGACTCCGGTGTCAAACTTGATGAAAGCGATTGCAGCCGTTATAGTTTTAGTAGGAGCTTTTAACGTTTATTTTAAGATGCAGAACGGCGACCAGGATGTCAAGAAAACTATCATGCTGACCATTGGCGGATGTATTGCATTTATCGCTCTTTCTGAGGCTCTTCCGCTCTTCTTTAAGTAATCCAATCTGTCAACATTCTATCCAGAATTATGACGATGAATCAGGAGGGTTATCCCGTTTTCAAAGGCTTGCAGAAACCGCTGGAGTTCATGGGCATACGCGGTCGTTTCCTGACTTTGGCAGCAGCGGCCATCGGTGTGTCATTCGTGGGTTTTATCGGTTTCTCCATCGCTTTGGGAAAGCTTGCCGGGTTCATCGCCATGCTGGTGATGGCAGTGGTCGGATTGGTCACCATTTACGTCAAGCAGCGTGGCGGTCTCCACAACAAACGGCGGGCAAAGGGTATCCATGTTTACAAGAATCTGAGACGTAACTCGTAAAATAAAATGAATGATTATGGCACGTACCAAGAAAAGAATATTTGACGGCCTTTATGCGCAGCTGGAGGAAACGGACGGCAATGTCGTCCTTTTTTCAGCCAAGGGGGAACCGTCGGTTATTTTCGAGATAATCAATCCCGTGCAGCAGCTTTGTACCGATGCGGAGCAGTACATGCTCTTTCAGGATGTGCTCTCCAATGTGGTACAGACGCTCGGCGAGGGTTATGCCCTGCAAAAACAGGACGTGCTCTGCAAGCAGTCCTACCACCATGAGGTGCCGGAGGATGCAGAGTTCCTAACCAAAAGCTACTTCCGTTACTTTGAGGGAAGAGAATTTACGGAGATACGTACCTACCTTATCCTCACGCAGGAGGCACAGCACAGCCAGTTCGTTCAGTACGACCCGAAGAGATGGCTGGACTTCCATTCCAAGGTTTCCAAAGTGAGCGACATTCTCAAGGAGAAGAATATCAAGCATCGGAAGTTGACCAAGGAAGAGGTGAACGAGTATTGCCACCGCTTCATGGCCTTCCAGTTCCGGCATGGTCCGTTCTCGATGACCAACTTCAAGGCATCAGACGAGTATCTGAAAATCGGCGACCGGGTAGTCCGTTCTTATCCGCTGGTGGATATAGACGAGATTAACCTGCCTTCGCTGGTGAAGCCCTATACTCAGATGAACATCAACGGCTACGGCATCGCTACGGACTTGTTCTCTTTTCTGACGAGTGTGCCCCATGCTGATTGTGTGGTGTTCAACCAGGTGGTACAGATACCGAACCAACGAAAATTGCTGAGAAAACTCCAGGCAAAGGCCAAACGTCACGGCTCCATGCCTGACCCGAGCAACAAGATTGCGAAGGAAGACATTGAGGAAGTGCTGGACCGCCTGGCTGTGGACAGCACGCAGTTGGTTTATTGCAACTTCAACATTCTGGTAAGCTGCCCGGCAGACAAGGTCACCCCGGTCACTTCCTATCTGGAAACCAAGCTGTATGAATGCGGCATCATGCCGTCCCGTACCGCCTACAACCAGTTGGAATTGTTTACCGACAGCTTCCCCGGCAACGGCTATGCCTTCAATCCGGACTATGACCTCTTTTTGACGCTCTCCGATGCCGCTCTGTGCTTCTTTTTCAAGGAACATCTAAAGGGCTCGGAAGATACTCCGCTGACCACATACTACACCGACCGCCAGGGGCTGCCAGTGTGTATTGACATCACAGGGAAAGAGGGTAAGGTGAAGATGACGGATAATGCCAACTTCTTCTGCATCGGACCTTCAGGAAGCGGGAAGTCATTCCACATGAACAGCGTGGTTCGTCAACTATTAGAGCAAAAGACGGATGTGGTTATGGTCGATACGGGTGATTCCTATGAAGGTATCTGTGGTTACTACAAGGGAACCTATATTTCTTACTCGAAGGAGAAGCCCATCTCCATGAATCCTTTCAAGGTAACAAAAGAAGAGTATGACTTGAACTTCGGGGAGAAGAAGAACTTCTTGAAGTCTTTGATATTCCTGATATTCAAGGGTAACGACTTTCCAAGCAAGATTGAGGACATGCTCATCAACCAGACCATCGTGGAATACTACGAAGCCTACTTCCAGCCCTTCACCAAGTTCACCGAAAAGGAACGTGAAGGGTTGAGACAAAAGCTGTTGGTTGCCTCCAAGATGGAAGAAGACTACGACAAGTTCTCCCACAGCATGGAAGACATTGATGCCCAAATCAGAGAAGCCGAAAGGGACAAGCAGGCAGAAAGCAGGGCACTCATGCTTCCGGCAGAAGCCCGGCGACTCAAGCTGCTCCGCCAGTGCCGTTCGCTCTATGCCCTTGCCCAGGATGAAGCTGCCAGCAAAGGGGAAAAGGAACGTGCCCTGCAGATTATCGAGAACTACAAGAAGGAACTCTACAACAACTCCATGCTTATCAAGATAGACAAGCAGATAGACCACATCGAGGAACAGAAACGCAGACTGAAAGTCCGGGAATTGTCCTTCAACTCTTACTATGAGTTTGCATTGGAACGCATTCCGCAAATCGTGGCACAGGAGAAGATTCAGTTCAACATCCGAGACTTCGCTGCCATCCTGAAGCAGTTCTACCGAGGAGGCGAACTGGAGATGACCCTGAACTCCGACCTGGACGTGAACCTCTTCGATGAGCAGTTCATCGTCTTCGAAATCGACAAGATTAAGGATGACCCCGTGCTGTTCCCGATTGTGGTACTCATCATTATGGACGTGTTCCTGCAGAAGATGCGTATCAAGAAAGGACGAAAGGCGCTGATTATTGAGGAAGCGTGGAAGGCAATTGCTTCGCCCACCATGGCAGAATATATAAAATATTTGTACAAAACGGTAAGAAAGTTCCACGGCATAGCAGGTGTCGTTACTCAGGAGTTGAACGATGTGATAGATTCGCCCATCGTGAAGGAAGCCATCATCAACAACTCCGACGTGAAGATACTGCTCGACCAGACCAAGTTCAAGGACCGCTACGAGGACATTGCCGCCATCCTGGGACTGACCCCCATCCAGAGGCAGCAGATATTTACCATCAATGCCCTGAACAACCGGGAAGGACGCAGCTATTTCAAGGAAGTCTGGATATGCCGGGGACAATACTCGGATGTGTACGGTGTGGAGGAAGCACCGGAATGCTACTGGGCTTACACTACCGAACGTACGGAGAAGGAAGCCCTCAAACTCTATCTGGCCCACTACGGAACCATGCAGGAAGCCATCACGCACATAGAGGCAGACCGCAAACGGGACGGCGGGCATAAGTATCTGGAATTTGCCAGAAAAGTCAATCAACATCAAAAAGTCATGTCATTATGGTCAAGTTAAGATTCCTGTTGATGGCGGTACTGATGCTTGCCGCTTCAACGCAAATGTATGCCGGATGGCGCATCGTTGTGGACAAGAACTGCATCAAAATCGTGTCGTCCAACCTTGCCGCCCAGAAACTCATCGAGGAACAGCACAATGCCCGGCTGGACACCATCGCCGCCAAACAGCAGAAGGTGGAACTCTATTCGGTCAGCATGGCCACGATGAAGGAACTCTACAAACTGTCGATGCAGAACATCTCCGGTTTCGGTACGGAGAGCCTGTACTACAAGGAAATCGGCAGCTGTGCCCTCGATATCATCCGGAATGTGCCGGAACTGATAAAGACGGTCAGCAAGGCGAAGTTCACCAACCAGCTCTACTGCCTGACGGAACTCGGAGGGCTGGTGATGGAAACACAGCAGCTGGTGGGCAACTTCGTAAACATCGTGAACAATGCGAGGATTCCCAATCCGCTCAAGGGAGAAGGCACTGCCGAGAAGAAGAGCGACGGCTATAACATGCTCGACCGCTACGAGCGAATGTCACTGGCCAACTCCATCTACACCAATCTGAATGAGATCCGCTACAAGGTGGACGGCATGATGCTCATGGCACAGTATGCCACGCTGAATGACCTCTGCTTTGCCATCGACCCCGAGGGATGGGCCAACGTGATGACCATGCGCAACCAGGTGGACGGACTCGTATCGGACTGGAACGGACTGGTGGCTGCTAACTAAAAGATGAAAAAGCTATGGAACACTGGAAAAAGAAATTGGGCGCAATCTGTTTGATGCTATTCCTTCTGGTGCCGGGTACGGCCACCGCTGTAGTCATACCCAAGGACCTGCCGACCATTGAAGCGCTGATAGCCCTGCACAAGTGCATCAAGAAGGACGAGGACCAGGCACTGGGCAGAGTGGCCACCAGTTTCGGGGAGCAGTCAATGGTCACCAAAGGCGCCAACAAGTTCAACGAAGTGCGGACCGCGCTAAACACCAAGATGAGCAATGCCCATTCGTACCTGGTACTGGCCGGAGCCATTTCCTCCACCGCCAACTCGCTCTACATGCTGGTCAAGGAGTACAAGGACTTTACCTCCAACACTTTCAAGCATGTCAAGAAGAAGCCCTTTGTGGGATGGTATTATGCCGATGCCAACGTGGCGATAGCCCGGGAAGTGAAGCACTGCTACAAGCTCTACGCTTCCGTGGCCGCTTCGGGCATCAACCTGATGAAGGCTTCCATGGACGAGAAGCTGAACCTGGTGATGACGCTCAAAGCCACCATCGACAAGGCCCGTTACATCGTGGACAATGCGAACCTCTACTGCTTTCTCATTACCGACTGCGGCTGGAAGCCCGACTACATCTGGGAAATACTCAACTCCAACGTGAAGGACGAGATAGCAAATCGTGTCATCAATCAATGGAACAAAGGATATGTCAGCTAAAGCAATCATCACAGGCATCATCGCACTGATGCTGATGGGGTGTCCCTATAGCGGACATGCCCAGCGTCCAACCAAGGACAAGGAAAAGGCCCGGCAGTGGCAGTCCATGGAGAACGGTCCATGGGATTTCGCACCGGACTGGTACTACTTCCTGTTGCACAAGAAATACTCGGGCGCGGAAATGTACTGGAAGTGGGCAGGATTTCAATCCGGCTTCCGGGTACGTTTCAAGGAGCACAAATCCAACGTGAAACGCATCATGCCCACCCGGGTAACTGCGGAAGAGACCCAGCGGCAGAAAATCAAGAAGGTGGAGGAAGAGCGGCAGAAGATGGAGGAACTCTATCAGGAGGAACTGCTCCGCGAGGCAGACCGCAACGTGGACCTGATGTTCCCTTCCTACAAGGACGAGTTCAACCGGATGCAGGACTGCATCACCGACGGACTGCTCTACTGCATGCAGAAAAGCAAGGGCAAGCTCCAGTACCAGGTGGACGAACTGAGCCGCCAGAATGAAATCCTCTGTGCCGACATCGCCTACATCCACAAGATGGGAGTCGGCTACGGACTGGAGAATGCCAAGCGGCAGAAGGCTTACGAGGAAGCCCGGCAGAAGATGGAAGAACTGGTCAAACGGACCGCCAACCTCTGCGCGGTGGCTTCCACGCATTATTAAAAGGAATATGTAACGAAAATAGAATGAAAATATGAATCTACTGTTAGTACCATTAACCATCGGATTGCCTGCCATTGACGAGAGTCTGGACAAGCTGCTGGTCGCCATGGAAACCTTTCCCAATGTGGCGGTGCTGGGTGATGCCATCGGACTGGCACGCATCCTCGGCCTGTTGCTGGCGCTCTGTGTAGGCTCCTACGAATGCTGGATGATGATGCTCGGGCGGCGCGGCATGGACGTGATGAAACTCCTGCGCATCATCGGCATTTCCATCTGTATCTCTTCTTCCTCGTGGATCTGTCAGGCCCTGCAGGTTCCCGGCAAAGGACTGGAAACCGCTACCAAGGCCATGGCAAAAGCCAAGAACAAGGAAGTGGCCGCTTTCGAGTTGAAGGTGGCGCAGAAACAGAGTGAATACCTCGACCGGCTGAGAGCCGTACAGGACTCCATTTCCACCGCCCAGCAGGTAGCCGCCATCGGACAGGATGCTGCCTGGTGGGACAAACTCATCTACAACGTGGAGAATCTGGGCAACACCATCAACAACTATGCCCAGCGGGCAGCCGTGGCGGCTGAAACCAAGATGAGCGAATGGATCAACGATGTCATCCGTTTTGTGGGGGAACTGATATTCCAGATGTCCTACTACGGCATTCTGGTGGCGCAGCGCATCTTCATGGCCATCCTGATGATTTTCTGTCCCATCATGTTCGCCCTGTCCCTGGCGCCGCCCTGGAATTCGGCCTGGAGCCAGTGGATGTCGAAGTTCCTTTCCCTCTCGCTGTGGGGCTTCGTCACTTATATGTGTATCTACTACATCGACTTCATTCTGCTCTATAACCTGCAGCAGGACCTCATAGCTTACAACCACCTGCTTCATGGTTCGGTAAACTCCTGGGAACAGATTGGCGCACTGGGACTGCAGGGCATCGGCTCCAACTGCATGTATGCCATGGGAATGCTGGTGGGTGCCTATATCATCCGCTTTGTGCCCGAAGTGGCTTCGTGGCTGATTCCGGGCGGTGTCAGCTCCGGTGCAGGTTCAGCAGCCGGCAGTACCGTGATGGGCATGACAGCGATGGCAGGAGGTATGGCAGGAAGTGTGGTCGGCTCTGCAGCCGGCGGTGCCGCTTCTTTGGTCAGACCGAGCAAATCCAAGAACAGCAACAACAAGAAGTAATCACTCAAACCATTCCCTATGCTTATAGAATCCTTAGCACAGAAAACGAAACTCGCCCTGATGACGGTGCTGGCCACGATAGGTGGCTGCACCCTCATCTGCGGGTTCACCGTCTGGTGCTGCATCTCGCTCGTGACAAAAGAACGGGAGCAGATTTACATACTGGACGGTGACATTCCCTTCCTGGCACAGCGTGCCCAGCTGGAAGCGAACTTCACGATGGAAGCCAAGGCGCATATCCAGCTCTTCCATCAGTATTTCTTTAACCTGCCTCCCGACAACGACTACATCAAGTGGACGGTCGGCAAGGCAATGTATATGGCAGATGGTACTGCCCTCAAGCAGAAGCAGGCATTGGATGAGAACGGATTTTACTCTGATATCATCTCTTCTTCAGCGGTGTGTACCATCATGTGTGACTCCATTCAGTTCGACGAACATGAACGGAAATTTACCTACTACGGAACGCAGCTCATCAAGCGCCGTACTCGGGACCTGAAACGCTCCATGGTCACTACAGGCTACATCGAATCAGTTCCCCGTACCCGGAACAATCCGCACGGTCTGATGATTACGAATTGGAGGACGCTGGAGAACAAAGATTTAGATTACTAACCTATAGAGAATAAGTACCCCATGAAATCATTCAGAAAGACACTTCAGGAAAGCAGGCTCAAGACGCATCACCTGATACGCTCCTGGCTGCAACCCAAGTTGGGAGCCGTCGGCACCAGGTATCGTCTGGCAGGACGCATCCGTTTGGCCAACATCTGGGCAAGGAAGCATCCCAGACGCACCTTTGCTTATGTCACCGGTTCGCTGTTTTTCCTGCTGGTAAGTACCGTTTTAATAGATGGTGTCGGACAGCAAAATAATCGTGAGCCGGATGTCAGCAGTATTGCCCAGTTGGAACCCGTGTTTGCTGGGTTCCGCACCATTCAGGCAAACAAGAGCATCCATCGTTCCACGCTGACAGAGTTGACCCATGAAGGGCAGCTGATCCGGGAGGAACTGGACTCGCTCATTGCGATACCACGTAAAAGCCATCAGGACTCCATCCACATCGTACAAAGTTACAACCGGCTGGAATCCATCGTCAAATCACTTCAAAACAATGACCATCCATGATCAGAAAAATCAATTTCAAACAGCCCAAGTACATCTTCCCGTTGGTGGTGTTCATTCCCCTGTGTGCCCTGGTGTACTTTGTGATGCAGACGTTCGGGGGCGGCGAAGATGCCCAGCAGACGGTTGCCACCGACCGCATCAATACGGAACTGCCGCAAGCCAATGCGGAGGAAGCCGGAGACAAGATGTATGAGATGTCGCGCCGTTTCGGGGACGAGGATGCCTTTACCGCCGTCGGTGCCATCGGAGAAGAACAGAAAAAAGCCGAAGAATTGGAGCACGGCTACAGCGAAGACGAACTCAACAAGCTGGATGCAGCGGAAGCGGAACGCATCCGTCAGCAGCAGGAAATGGAGGAACTGGAAAGGTCGTTGGCCGAATCCAGAAGACATATCAATTCCTTTGCATACGGGGACAATGCTCCTTCCGGAAATAGGTCTGGTAATGGAAGCAGAACCGCTTCATCAACAGCTACTGATGGCTATACCTCACAAGATGACTTCGCTAAAGACCTGGAAGAAATCCAACGCAGGAGTTACGAACGTCAGAAGGCCATTGAAAGCGGGTTGGGTATCGGGCGCTTTGACCGGGATGAACAGGCAGAGAAGCAGCGGAAGGACTCCATTGCAAGGGTCCGTCAGGCTGAAAAGGAACGCAACCGCCCAAAGCTTGTCATCAAGTCCGGTGATACCAATGCGGAGAAGTTCCACACAGTGACCTCACCTGATGATGTAGCGGAAGCCAAGCTCATTCGGGCGATGATTGACCAAACTACCAAAGCCAAGGAAGGTACTCGTTTACGCTTCAAACTTTTGGATGACATTACTGTCAGCAATACCAAGTTGAAGAAAGGCACCTACCTGTATGGGACAGTGACAGGCTTTGGACAGCAGCGAGTGAAGGCTACCATTACCAGTATTCTGGTCGGTGATAAGTTCATTAACGTGAAACTTTCTGTGTTCGATAATGACGGCATGGAAGGGTTCTATGTACCGGAAAGTTCTTTCCGTGAGTTCGTGAAGGATGCCAGCTCCAGTGCCGTGCAACAGAACATCAGTTTTGAATCGGAGGATGGCTACGGTTCCGGTATTTCCGGTGAAGCCCTGGCACTTCAAGCCTTGCAAAATGTCTATAACTCAGCTTCTTCGGCCATCTCGTCCAACATCCGCAAGAACAAGGCGAAAATCAAGTACAACACGATTGTCTATCTGATTAACTCGGAGGAAGCAAGGTAA